CTGCCCCCAGCCCCCCCCCCCCCCCCCCCCCCCCGAGCCCCGCCAACAGAGGGCCCCGGGCCCGCGCCCCCGGCGGGGGGGGGGCCCCGGGCGGGGGGGGGGGGGGGCAGCCGGAAGGCCGAGGCGCGTTCGCACGTCATGGGTCCCCCCTCCCTCCCTCGTCCATGCGTTTCCTGCCCGAGCCTGCGGTCACACTTCAGGTTGGGGAGAACGTGTGCGCGCGAGCGAGGGGTGTGCCACATCCAATGACACATCCGAGACCACGAACATGACGCATGACACGTTATGACGCGTCACCCTTATTTAGCTATATGTGCGCGCGCAGGGGGGGGGAGGGTAAATGTCGCGTCATCATGCGTCATGCGTCATGTGTCATGCGTCACTCCGCGAGGACGGACACGGCGACGCCGCGCCACGTCCTCTCGCGCATCGTGCGCTCGGCGACGAACCCGCGCTCCTGCATCCGCATCCCGACGGCCTTCTGGCTCCACGACTTCTCGCCTTGCTCCTCGCACCAGCGGCGGAAGTTCTCGTAGATGCGCTTGGCGGTGTCGTACTCGGTGGGGCCGACGTCGCACCGCTCGGCGAGGAAGCGGCCGAGGAGGTCTTGGTCCTCGCGGTACTCGCGGGTGGCGGAGGCGACGGCGGGGGGTGTGCCGAGGCCACGCTCCTGCCAGTCGATGCAGGCTCGGACGAGCCATGCGAGGATGCCGGGGGCCTCGGCGCGGAGGGCGTCGGAGAGGTCGCGGTCCTGCCGGTCGCCCTCGAACTTCTGCTCGAAGGGGATGAGGCGGATGCGGCGCCAGATGCCGTCGTCAGTGCCGCGGACCATCGGCTTGTGGTTGGTCGCGAGCCACACCTTGAACTGGGGGCGGAACTCGAAGAACTCCTTGAAGAGGAAGCGGGCGGTGACGGTGTCGCCCCCGGTGATCGACTTCAGGAAGCCCTCGGCGAGCCGTGCGCCCTCCTCGGACTCGATGGCTGTGACGAAGCGAACGCCGGTCAGGCGGGCGAGGTCGTTCCTCACCCCTCCGTCCTCGTCGCGCTTCGCGAGGAACGTGGACGCCTCGGCGGTCGCGGCGTAGGACCCGAGGACGTGGCGGATGGTCTCTAGTAGGACGGACTTCCCGTTGGCCCCGAGGCCGAAGGGGAAGAACGCGGCGTGCTCGCGGGTGTCCCCGGTGAGGGCGTAGCCGAGGGCGAGGCGGACGAACTCCACAGTCTCGGAGTCGCCCGGGAAGACCTCGGCGAGGAACTGCTCCCAGCGCGGGCAGCAGGCGTTCAGGTCGAAGGGGGAGGACGTCTGCCGGGTGCAGAGGGCGAGACGGTCGTGGGGGCGCATGGAGCCCGAGCGGAGGTCCACGGTCCCGGACAGGGTGTTGAGGGTGTACGGGTCGGCGTTGAAGTCGGAGGGCCGGGAGGAGATGCCGGAGAGGGACCGGGCGAGGCGGATGGCGCGGGCGATGGCGGGCTCGGCTTCGGACTTGAGGAAGTGCTTGACCTTGGCCTCGCGGATCTCCTTGTCGTCTTCGAGGATGGCGTCGCGGTGGCCGTCGCGGACGGTCTGGATGGCTCGGCGGGTGATCTCCCCATCGTCGTCGCGCCGCCAGATGCCGGTGTCCGACCAGACGTACCACTTGTCCTCGGCTGAGACGTAGCGGATGTCGTCCCCGTGGAGCCGCCGCAGGCGCATGGCGTTTCCGAGGTCGGTGAGATGCTCCTCGGTGGAGGGGTCCACGTCGGCCGAGGCTTCGACCCCCTCCCAGACGTCGTGTTCGACCGTCACAGGATCGCCTCCACGGCGCCGATCCGCCGCCCGAGCCACGCCATGACGTTCACCGCCATCGAGTTCCCGATCGCCTTGTACCGCGGGGAGTCCTTCGCGAGCCCGCCGCGCCACGGGACGAGCGTGTGGTCGTCGGGGAAGCCCTGAAGGCGCTCCGCCTCCCGTGGGGTCATCCAGCGGGGGCGGCCGTCGGGGTGGACGACGAGGTGTCCGCACTCGGCGGAGTAGTTGTCGTTCGCGCGACCAGTGCGCGTCGTGAGCGTTCCGGCAACTTCCACTTCCTCGCGGCGTTCCTCCGGAGGATGCCCTCGCACGCTTTCCCGCTCAAGAAGCGCCGCGGCGGCAGGTCGCCAGTCTCCAGCGTGTCCGACAAGGAAGACGCGACGGCGGCGTTGGGGGACTCCGAAGTGTTGAGCGTCCAGCACTCGCCAACAGAACCCGTACCCGAGTTCGCGAAGCCCCCCGAGTAGGGCTCCAAAGTCCCGTCCGCCGCTCGAAGACAGGCAGCCGGGGACGTTCTCCCACAGGAGCCATCGGCTCCGAGTTCGCGCAGCAATGCGTAGGAAGACGAGCGCCAGGTTGCCACGCGGGTCATCCATGCCTCGTCGGAGTCCGGCGACACTGAACGACTGGCACGGGGTTCCTCCGACCAGAAGGTCGATTGGTCCGAGGTCATGGGTTGTCTGCTCCGAGATCGCGGTCATGTCGCCGAGGTTCGGTCCCGCCGCGTCGCCGAAGCGGTGTTCGACGACGGCTGCGGGGAACGGGTCGATTTCGGCGTGCCACGCGCACGTCCAGCCGAGCGGGAGCCACGCGGCGTGAACGGCGCCGATGCCGTCGCAGACGGAGGCGTACCTCACGTCCCCGACCCCGCGGCGATCCTCCGCTGCGCACTGGCGCTCGCCGCCTCGCACGCCGCCCTCACTTCATCGCGGGCACAGACGTAGCAGACCGCGCTCTCGTGGCCCGCTTGCGGCCACGCAAGCCGCCCGCAGTTCTTCGAGCAGGGCGCGCTCCCGGCCTCCGATCCGGACGGAAACCCGGAACGGATCAAGCGCAACATGGTCCTCAGGGCCGTGTCCGGATGCACCCGCGCGCCAGCGCAGAAGGAGATCCAGCCATGTTCTGCGGCGAAGCACAGCATCTCGAACGCTTCGGCCCGGGACATGGGGCGGCGAGGTTCAGCGAGGGTCTCCGTCACGGGGAAGGTCCTCCGGCACGTCCTTGTGGATCTCGCGAAGCCGCTGGAGATCCTCCCGCGTCAGGTGCGGGGGACGGCGAGTAGGTCGGGACCACTCACGATACCCCCGCCGCCCGCTGCTCGGGAGGGTGCTCGACCTGCCGAGGGACGGAGTGTCCGGCGCAGGGAGACGGGGGCCGTGAGAGGTCTCGTCGTGGATGGTTCACCTCGGGAGTGTCAGGTCGAGCGGTGGCGATCCTACCCTCGGGCGCCCCGCGAGGTCAAGGGGTCTCCCGCTCCCCGCGCCACGCGACGGCGGACCAGCCGCAGGCGGGGCAGGACGCCTTCACCCGGATGCCGATGCGGCCCGCGAGGAAGAGACCCAGAGTGTCGCACTTCGGGTTCGGACAAGGGCTGAGCCGAAGGTCCGCGACGTCGAAGTTCGACACGGCTGGCTGGACGCACGCCATGAGGAGTCGCGTGACCTCGGGCACCGTGTTCTCAGCGGGGAGCATGGTCACACCCCCTTCTTCTTGGCAGCGCGGTTCACAGGCACGGAGACCTCGCCAACGCGGTAGTTCGGGGCGTCCTGCGGCGTCGGAGTCGGCAACACCCCCTCGACGCGGAGGGCGCGCAAGGCCGCGAGGCAGATGGCGGGCGGGGCGATCTCATCCACTTCCACCGCGTCGCCGATGGTGGCCTTCCAGTCTTCGGAGCAGGCCATGGCCTCCACGCAGACGTCGTACCCGAGCCAGTGCATCCTCTGGACGACGGCCCACGCGGCGGCGACGTCGGTGGAGAAGAATGGGAGCCGATCGCAGAACTCGATGTCGGGTCCGCACCGGCACAGAAACACGGTCCGCTCGCGTCTCTCCTCGAACGTCTTCCCCGGCGGGACCAGCCGCGGGTGAGGTCCCTTCTCGCCGCCGTCGTCATCGCCGTCGGGCTTGTGGAGCGGCTTGCACCAGTCGTCGTCGCCCCGCCGCTCCCATCCCATCACTTTCGTCGCCACGAGGGCGTCGAGTTCGCGGTCGGTCATCGGGAACCTCCTTCGGAGCGCCACCGCATCCACCATCGCATCCACGGCGGTCCGAACACGTCGCGGGGCGCATCGGCGCGCCACCAGCCGCGGTGCAGGGGCAGGTGGAACGGCTCGGGACCGGGCCACGGGGCGGAGCGCGGTGCCTTCCGGTAGAAGCCCGTGATGACCTCGGCCTCGCCGACGATGCCCTCCACGTCCTCGATGTGGATGCGGCTCGCCGTCTCGTCCACGTCGATGACGCGCGTTCCGTGGCGCTGGCTTTTCAGCCGCTCGTGCATCGTGCGGACGTCGTCGTCCGTGAGGCGCTCGCAGAAGTGGTTGTCGGTCATCCGAGTGGCGCCGCACTGGCGGTCTTTCTCGGTCATCTGTCAGCCTCCGAACCCTCCGCTGGGTGAGTTGGTGGCCCCCGCCGCGGAGGAGAGGCTGGACCCGGAGTAGCTAGCTCCGAGCGGGGCCACCGGAAGGCGCCGATCCTACACCGTTGCGGGGACCCCGCGCAAGAGGGTAGGATGAGCCTCGCATGAGCGACACGGACACGAACATGGTCCCGACCGAGCCCTCCGAGCCGATCCGGAAGTGGGAGGAGCGCGAGAACGGCTTCGGCGTGGAGGAACTCGGCCCCGGCGGGACGAACGACTGGGAGCCCGAGGACGGCCGCGAGGGCGACACGCCCCCCGGCAAGCTCCCCTACATCTCGATCGGCGTGGCCCGGCGCCTCGTCGGAGACGCGATCCCCCCGCGGCGCAACATGCGGGACGCCGTGTCGCTGGAGGAGACCCTCCGCGACATGATCGCGAAGCGGGCGATGGTCCGCATCCACCTGCGGAACCTTCAGGTGCGCTCCGCCGGGCTCCTCGCGCGCATCCACACCATGTCGAGCCAGAGCGCCACGACGGGCCTGTGGGCGCGGTACATGGAGTGCATCTCGGCGCAGACGAAGCTCCTCACGCACGACTCGAACCTCTCGAACGAGATCATCGCGACGGCGACCGCGCTCGGGAAGGAGACGGGGGCGATCGAGACCCCTGAAGAGGGCCTCCTAAGGGCCAGACCGACGGCGGCAGAAGGGGGTCCGAAGAGGCTCCCGAAGGCTCGTCGCGCGGGCGGGGTGATCGACGTGAACGCGGACGATGCCTGACACCCGGTTCATCCAGCGGCAGATCGCGAACCGGGCGGCTGCCACCAACCGCCGCCTCGCGACGGCCGGGCGTAAGGCCGCGGTCTCGCCGGAGGAGATCGAGAAGTGGCAGCGGCTCCTTGACCCGGAGCAGACGTCCCTTCAGGAGTTCATCGAGCACTACCGCGTCTCGACGAAGGAGACGCAGGCAGACGGCACGAACCAGACGGACATCGCCCTGTGGCCCGCCCAGCTCCGCATCCTCGAAGCCATCTCGGAGGCGTGGGAGTCGGGCCACGCGGCGAAGCTCGTCATCCTGAAGGACCGCGAACAGGGCTGCTCGTTCGTCATCCAAGCGATCCTGTGGGAGCGGTTCCTGCGCGGTGGCGGCGGCGAGATGCGGACGGTGTCCCACAAGGACAGCGCCACCGAGGCCCTTCAGATGGACTTCGAGTCGTTCCGGCAGCAGACGCCCGCGTGGGTGTTCACGGAACTCCTCGGGTGTACGTGGGAGCGGTCGGCCCTCGGCGTCTGGAAGCTGGTGTGGCCGAACCACTCCTTCAGCTTCGCGGAGACGATGACCTGCCGGGACGGGGCGATGGGCCGCGGCAACCGCACGCGGTGGTTCCACCTCTCCGAGTACCCGTGGTGGCAGACCGGCCGTGGCAACATCGGCGGCGCCCTCACGACCCTGCGCGACACCCCCGGGAACATCTACATCTTTGAGTCCACGGGCAAGGACTTCGACGAGTTCTATGACCTGTGCTGCGGCGCGCGGGACGAGACGAACGGGTGGACCCTCCTGTTCTTCTCGTGGCTCACACACCCCCTCAAGACGGCGACCTTCCGCGGGCCCGCCGACCGTGAGACGTTCAAGGACACGATCGGGAAGCTCGACCGCTACGACGCGAAGGAGGAACTGGAGGTCGCCAAGGAGACCGACTGGGACCTCGGGCGCCTGAAGTGGCGTCGGCAGCAGATCGACTCGCCGGGCTGCAACGGCGACGTGGCGTGGTTCGCCCGCGAGCATCCGCGGTTCTTCGAGCAGGCGTTCTACGCGGACTCGGACTGCTTCTTCGACGCGCAGATCCTCGACTCCCGTCGCAAGGCGTCCGAGCGCGAGGAGACGAAGTGTGAGCGCGGCGTCCTGACGTGGACGGTGTCGCGGACCCGCGTGGACGTCGAGTTCAACCCCCGGATGAACGGGCCCGTGCGGCTCTACAAGCGCCCGCAGAAGGGCCGCCGATACGCCTTCGGTTCGGACCCGGCGTCGGGGAAAAAGACGTCGGAGGGCGGGCGCCGCGTGGCCGACTGGGCGACGATCCTCGTGGTGGACATCGAGACCGAGGACGTGTGCCTCATCTACCGCGACCACATCGCGCCGGAGGATCTCGCGCCGCTGGTGTACGCCGTGTCGTGCTGGTACGGGTGGGCGCCGGGCTACCCGGAGCGCAACGGAGACGGCAAGACCATGATGTACGTCTGCTCCCAACTCGACGAGCAGTGGCCCGTTCCGGACTCCCCGATCCTCTTCCAGCTTCGCAAGGCGACGATGGGGAACGGCTCGTGGGAGTCGGAGCCCGGGTTCCTGTCGGACGCGGCGACGAAGCCGGTGGCGTGCAACCGCCTCCGGAAGTTCGTCCGCAACCTCGGCATGTACGAGAAGGGGCCGTCGCGCCTCCCCCTGCCGCTGCTTCAGGAGATGCGCCTGTTCGTGCGGACGCAGACCTACAACAAGAACGGGCAGCCGACGGGCCGGATCACGCTCGGGGCCTCGTCGGGGCACGACGACGTGATCTCGGCCGCGTGGATGGCTTGGGAGGCCCGTGAGTGGCTTCTGGAGAACCCTGACGACCAGCGGGAGGTCACGGAGGAGCCGATCGACCCGACGCTGGCCCGCCTCATCGTGGAGGCGGAGAGGATGTCGGGGGACTACCATCCGGAGCCGAGCAAGTTGTGGCTCCCCCACGGCGCCAAGAGCCTGAGCGCCAAGGGTAGTCTGGACGAGGCAGACATCGGGCTCGGAGCGGGGTTCTGACCATGTCTGTGACGTGCGCCATCATCATCGGTTTCGGCCTTCTGTGCCTCGGCGCGGGGGTCGCCCTGTTCGGGTGGTTCGTTCGACAAGGGATGGACGTCGCGTCCTTCCACGTCCTCAGTTGCGCGGACACGCTCGCGCAGGCCCGCTCCTACGAGGCCCGCGTGCGCGCCGGGCTCGTCCACAAGAAGGAGCCCGTCCCCGTCCCGCCGTCCGAGGACGACAAGCGGTTCCAGACGTGGCTCCGCGGCGAGGGCTTCGGCGAGATCGAAGAGGGCCACGTCATCGGCCTGTGGGAGAAGCTCACCGGCAAGCGCCCGACGACCGAACTCGACCGCGTCGAGGCCGCCAAGGCCCTCTCCGCGTACAGCGCCCCCCTGCCGGAGTCCACGCCTGACCTCTTGACACGCGACGCCTAGGGTGCAACGATACTGTGCGACGCTAGGCGTCGAGCCCCGTGCCAGCCGCACAGTTCTACTCCCCGCAGGTGCCCGGCATCACCGATGAGGTGGGCGAGGACAAGGCGTCGATCCCCGTCTTCAAGGCTCTCGCCGAGGAAGACGAGGGCCGCCGCGCCAACCAACTCGTGTCGGTCGCGAAGTCGTGGTTCGAGGCGCAGCGCACCTACTACCGCGAGGCCGTGGAGTGCGTCGCCTTCTACTACGGCAGCCAGTGGGGGTACTTCAACAACCGCGAATCCCGCTGGATCGCGCGCCCTGAGCCGCGGTCGTCCGATCAGGTCCGGCTCATCGCGAACCAGATCAAGCCGGTGGTCGATCAGGCGACGGCCCTTCTGACGCAGGAGACCCCGATCTTCGGGTGCGCCGCGGCGAAGGACGAGGCCCGCGACTCCGCCGCCTCGAAGTCGGCCGACGCCGTCCTCGACTACTACTGGCGGCAGAAGAGGCTCACAGAGGTCTACCGCAACTCCGCCCGGGACGCCTTCATCACCGGCACGGCCCCCGTCCTCGTCGAGTGGGACGAGAGCGCCGGGGCCGAGGTGGACAAGACTCGAACGGACCCGAACACGGGCGAGGAAGTCCCCGAGACGATCCCCGTCGCCGACCCGCAGGACCCGATGAAGGTCACGGACCAGCCGGTGAAGATCCGGCAGGGGGACCTGACCTTCCGCCTCGTCTCGCGCGAGTGCCTCGCCTTCGAGCCGGGCGCCGAGACGGACCAGAGCGGTGCGGGCATCTTCTTCCGCGAGAAGCCCCTGCGGTCGGACCTGAAGGAGCGCTACCCGGAGAAGATGAAGGACGTGGCGGATGGAGCCGCGCAGTCCACCGAGCCAGCGCAGGACGACGTCCGGATCGCGGAGCAGTCCTCGCCGCGGTCGCCGCGGACGTCCCTCGACACGAAGTCGGCGCAGCGGGTGGACGTCTACACCCTGTACCTGAAGTCGTGCGAGAACTACCCCCGCGGGCTCATGTTGAAGTTCACGGAGGGGGTGATCCTCTACGAGGGCGACAACCCGATCTACCCGCAGCAGGACGAGCCGGACGAGCTGTGGCCGCGGGTGAACTGGCCCGTCTTCTTCGTGAAGTGCGACGACCGGACGACGGGCCCGTGGGGCGCCGGGCGCGTGGTCGGGATGATCCCGTACCAGATGGCGCTGAACGGCGTGGTCAGCAAGACCATCCAGCACATCGCCACAATCGCGAACACGAAGATCATCCTGCCCAAGGGCCTCGACTCGGACGTGAGCGACGAGATCGGGCAGGTGATCCGGGTCTCGCGGATGACGCCGACGGGGCAGATCGCGTACCTCTCCCCGCCGCCGATGCCGCAGGAGTTCATCACGGCGTGGGACCGGCTGAAGGCCGAGATCGAGTACCACGCGGGGATCAACGCGGCGACGCTCGGCAACGCGCCGACGTCGGACGCCTCCGGCATCGCGATCAGCCGCCTCCAGAAGCAGGACACCGGGCGCATCGCCCCCGTCAAGCGGTCCATCGACGCGACGTGGGGCGAGATCATGCGCTACGGCCTCTTCCTCTTCCGCCGCTACGCCTCCGTGAAGCGCAAGATCCTCATCGTCGGCGAGAACAACCAGATCAGCCTGAAGTTCCTCGCCAAGGCGGACATCGCGGCGGCGACCGACGTCCTCGTCTTCAACGACCAGATGATCCCCCGGGACCCGACGCAGCGGTCCCTGTGGCTCACGCAGTTCACGCAGAACATGGCGCAGGTGCAGGACCAGGCCCAGCGCAAGGCCCTGCTCAAGATGTACCGCCTGAAGGACTTCGAGCGGTTCCTCGTGGACCTCGATCCGGACGACGACAAGGCCGAGCGCATGGTGCAGCTCATCATGCTCATGGAGCCCGTCTACGTCACCCCGTACGACAGCGCCATCTCGATCAAGGCCACGCTGGAGCGGTGGATGAAGTCGCGCGAGTACGAGTCCACCGTCCTGAAGGAGAAGGGCCCCGGGACCGGGTACAGCCGGACCGAGGACTTCACGTCGAAGCTCCTCGCCTACTACACGGGCGTCGCCACGGGGGACCCGATGGTCCCGCCGATGCCACCGCAGTTCGTCCCGCCTCCGCCCGTCCAGCCGCCGATGGGGGCCCCACCCGCGCCCCCGGCGATGCCTGCGATGCCCGGAGCGCCCCCCATGCCGTCCGCCCCGATGGGCGGGGCACCACCGAGCGAGGTCCCGCCGCCGGACGTGGGCATACCACCCGCCTCGGCGCCGATGGCACCCGTGAACATGGCATGACCTCATGAGCACTTCGCAGCACCCGTCCAACTTCAATGACTTCCTCAAGTCGATCGGCCCGGACAGCGAGCCGAAGGACGACGTCGTTCCGACGCACGAGGAGGGAGAGACGGATGCTGGAAGCGCGCCTGATGAGACGGCGCCTGCGGCCGAGACGAAGGCCGAGGGAGCGCCGCCCGCGGCCCCTGCCACGACGGCAGCGCAGAGGCGACTCCTCAAGCTGAAGGAGGACGGAGTCGAGACCGACTTCGACCTCGACGACGCCTACGCCGACGAGACGAAGCGGGCGGACCTCGCCGCCAAGATCCAGCTCGGGCGGCAGCACGACAAGATCATCGAGCGTCGCCTGCGCCAGCAGGAGTCGGATCAGGCGACGTGGATCCAGCAGCAGGCGGAGGCGAACGGTTTCCGTTTGGTCTTCGACCCTGCGACGCAGACACTTCAGTTCGTCCCGAAGGCAGGCTCCGCGCCGAACACCACGACGCCCCCCGCCTCGGCGACACCCTCGTCCCCGCCGGACACCGACCAGATCCTGCGGCGGATGGAGGAGTTGGAGGCGGCCATCGGCGAAGGCGACGCCGAGGCCATCAAGGAGAACGCGCAGCTCACCCGGAAGCTCGCTAAGGCGCAGCGGGACGAGGCCAACCAGCTTCGTCAGTGGCGCCGCGAGCGGGACGAGGAGCGCACCTCCCAGCAGCAGCAGACGGTCCTCGAACGGCAGGTCACCGCCGTTCAGGGCGTCTTCGCGAAGCACTCCGCAGCGTTCGACGGGTGGGACGACGACCGCAAGGCCGTCCTCGTGAGCGGCATCCGTGCGCGCTCGACCTCCTTCGACGATCTCCTCGCGAAGCTGGACTCGTGGGCCGTCTTCGAGGCGTCCCGCCATCCGGCCAAGCCTGCGGTGCCCGCGACCCCTCCGGCGAAGTCGCCGCCGCCGGTTCACGGCGGAGCCGCGCCCCCCGCGGGTGGCGGTTCCAAGCGGGCCGCGCCCAAGTCCACGTTCGAGAAGAACTGGGCGGCCTCGCTCCCGGACTGACCCCCAACCCCTCTGAGAAGGACGAGCCATCATGGCGAACGACACCACCACCACCCTGAGCGCCCTGTTCAAGATCGTGCAGGACAACTACCTCGGGAACGACATCCCGCGGGCGTCCGGCCCGACGGCGGCGCTGATCCGCGACAAGGCCAAGACCCGCATGGCCGGAGGCCGGAACCTCGACACGACGTGGGCGCACAAGAGCTACGACGGCGTCGGCATGGGCACGCTGTCGGAGGGCGGAGACTTCCCCGCCACGGCGTCCTCGCTCGGCAAGAACTTCACCCTCGCCCTGACGCATCAGGCGTACGCGGTGGGCGTGACGGGCCACGCGCAGGCGATGGGCACGTCGAGCAAGGCGAGCTGGCTGCGCAAGTCGCTCGTCGCCGAGAAGACCGAGGAGCTGAAGCAGAAGGTCGGCTCGATCCGCGGCCGGTTCCTGATGAACGACGGCACGCCGATCTTCGCGCGGGTGTCGGTCGTGTCGGGCGGCGCTGACGGCTACATCACGATCTCGACGGGCTCGATCCACATGTTCCGCAAGGGCGAGACGATCACCGTCCGCGACGCGGCGTCGAGCGGTTCGGAGCAGCTCACGGGAGGCGCCGGGTCGGGGCTCATCAAGGACATCGACTACCAGAACGGACGGCTGTACTGCGCCGACGTGACGGGCGCCGCGGCGAGCGACTACATCGCGCTCTCCGGGTTCTACGACACGACCGTCCCGAACGGCCTGCGCAACATCGTGGCGGCGACGGGGACCATTCAGGGCCTCGTTCGGACCACGGTCGGCAACTTCCTCGCGCAGGCGAACGTGAAGTCCGTCTCGGGGGCGATCCAGTCCTCGACGGTGGACGAGATCCGGGACCTCGTGAAGGAGATCGGAGGCGAGCGGGACGACCCGTACACCTCGACGTGGATCGCGAACTACAAGACGCGGCGGTGGGCGACCGACGCGACGATCGGGCAGAACCGCTTCACGGACCTCGCGCTGACGCTGGGCGTCTCCGAGGTCATGCTGAACGACAAGTCCGGCAAGCGTCCGCTGATGGAGGACCCGTACCTCCGCGACGCAGAGATGTTCGTCATCGACCCGTCGCAGTTCGTGACGATCGCGCCAGAGGGGATGGAGGGCGGAGAGTTCGTGACCAACGCGGACGGCTCTGTCCTCTTCCAGCAGACGGCGGCGAGCGGCGCGGGCTATGCGGACGCGAAGCTCATGTACTACGTCGATCGCTGGAACATCGGCTGCGACAACTTCCGCGTGCAGGCGTACGCGAGCGGCTTCTCCGCCCCGTAGTCGCTGACGACGTGAACCACGGGGGCGGTCGGGAGACCGGCCGCCCCCACGACCCCACCGAAAGGCCCCATGTCCACGACCCTGCTCTCCCCCCCGAAGACCACCCTCGACGCGGCGGACCTGAAGAAGATCCGCGCCATCGCCGAGGCGACCGCGAAGTCCGGCGAGCCGATCTTCCTCGTGCGCGGTCCGGAGACGGCCGATCTGCTCAAGGATCTCGTGGACACGTCCTCGTGGTCGAAGCTCCAGCGTCTCGGCACCGTGCGCCCGCTGCGCGCCGCAGCCGAGGCGACCAAGGGCGCCGCGCTGCAAGCTGGCGGGACCGGCGCGCGGGCGACCAAGGTCATCGAGATGCGCTTCGACCGCTCGTCCGAGCCTCTCTTCGAGGGCGGCATCCCGGTCGGCAAGTACGAGATCGAGACGATGCGCGTCGAGGGGCAGGACGACTGGAAGCACACCGGGTCCCGCGACGACGTCTCGTGGGCCGAGATGGAGCGCCTGCGCTTCATGTCCGAGGGTCTCCACCGGATGACGGACCGCGAGGTCGTCGAGGACGAGCGCCGGAAGAACACGGCCCGCGCCCGTCTCAAGGAGGCCGAACTGGTCTCCCCCGAGGAGCGCATGGCGGCGGCCTTCGAGAAGGCACTGGGCAAGATGGCGACGGCGAAGGGCAGCGCGAAGTGAGCTACCTGCCCGACGGCTACGACGAGATCCCGATGCGCGGCGTGACGGCCGCGTGGTTCCGGGACGTCCCCATCGGGCACCAGCGCGAGGTCATGTCGGTCGCGAAGGAGTTGAGGGTCCTCTGGAACCGAGAGATCGACCAGTGGACCCTCATCCACGAGTGCCCCGGGATCACGCAGGGGTTCGAGGACGGGCACCTCGTCGGGTGGACGATCGTCACGCACTTCTCGCCCGGGATGACCGGCGAGAACATGGCGGCGAACATCCGCGGGATGATGGACCGCAACGCCTACGCCAGCGTGGGGGCCGCATCCGAGGCTCTGGAGCGTCGCCGGGCGGCGGAGGTAGAGAAGGCCGAGAAGGAGTCGCACGACCGTCTGGACGCGATCCTGACGGACGCCGTGAAGAACGAGGACGCGGTGACCCGCGACTACGCGAAGTGGGCGGAGGAGACGCAGGACCAGCGGCATCGGGCTCACGCCCACACGCGGGCGCAGATCGCTGCGGGTGAGATCCCCGTGACGAAGGTGGACGGCTGATGGGCACCCTCTACTCCACGCTTCGCACGCGGCTCCTGAAGCAGCTTCGCGACCCGAACGGGGTGGAGTGGAGCGACGACACGGAGCTGTACCAGCTCATCTCCAACGCCGAGCAGTGGATGGCGAACTGGCTGGGCGACCTCCGCGGGTCCGGCCGGTTCGTGGTGCAGGACACGATCACGCTGGCGGCCAGCACGTCCACGTTCGCCTTCTCCGCCCTAACGGACGCGGCGACGAAGGTGTTCGCGGGCGTGCGGTACATGGAGATGCTCTCCGCCTCGAACGTGCGGGTGCCGCTCTACGCCATCGCCGAGGGCGACGAGAACCTGTACCGGAGCCCCTCGACGATCACGGTGGACGCATGGGTCCCGCCGTCGTTCCTGATCCGGGACGACTCGTTCGTCTTCCTGCCGGTGTCCTCGCAGGCGCGTACGATCTACGTGACCTACCAGTGGATCCCGATCGTGAAGACGAGCAGCAGCGACACGGCGGCGACTCCGACGCAGTACGATGATCTCCTCGTGCATCGTGCGGCGTTCGATGCTCTCGGGCGCGGCGGCGAGCGCGAGGAGACGTTCGACGAGAAGTTTGCGGCGAGGATCGCCGACGTCGAGACGTTCGAGGTGTCCCGCCTGAACCGCGGGACGACGGAGACCGTGAAGAACGTGACCAGCCGGACGCTGTTCGGCTCCTGAAGGAGACACCCACATGGCGGGCATCGCGACCGGAACCAAGTTCACCGACTACAACGTGAAGACCCTCACGCAGAAGTACGGCACGGCGACGTCCCCGGCGACGGGGGCGCAGAGCGAACTCGTGGCGGGCCACGGGGCGATCTTCGGCGAGTACATCATCGACGAACTGGTCACGCTCGCGACGGACGCGGCGTACACGGACACGACCGCGCTGATCCCGGCGGGGACGGCGCTCATCCAGACGGCGACCTACGTCCACACGACGCTCGCGGGCAACTCGGTTTCGACGTACTCGCTGGGCGTCTCCGGCGCGACGGCGCGCTTTCAGGGGACGACGACGAACATCACGGCGGCCGACACGAACGCCGGGTCCTCGCAGACCGAGGGCACGGTCAACTACGCCTCGGCCACGGCCATCCGGATCACCTGCGACCAGACGGTGACGAGCGGCAAGATCCGCGTCGTCGCGCGCTGCCTCTACATCTGCCCGCCGACGTCGTAGCGTCGAGCGGCCTACATCCCTGAGCCTCAGGTCTCCCACGCCCGAAGGAGGGCACGCACATGGCGATCACCTACCCCAACGGATCGACCGGCTTCCCGAGCAAGGTCGCCGACCTCTGCAACCACGTCTTCGTCGAGGGCGTGGCCTTCCGCGGTCCGTGGGCGAACGTGCCCAACACGGAGACTCTGGCGGCGGCGAAGACCATCGCCATCACGGACCCGTGGGTCCACTACTTCACGCCCACGGCGGCGCGAGACGTCACGATGCCCGCCACGACCACCGTCGGGACGTGGCTCATCGTGAACGTGGACACGACGTACACGCTGACCATCAAGACCGCCGCGGCGGCGACGATCGGCACGGTGGGGCCGTCGCAGGCGGCGCTGGTCATCTGTGACGGTACGACGTGGACGATCTCGCGCCTCATGGGCGGGACGGCCGCGGCCTCGGCGTACACGCAGACGTACTCGACGGCGGACCGGACCGTGGCGGCGCCGACGGCCGCGGCGATCACCGACAACACGACGGGCACCGCTGGCTCCACGGCGGCAGCCGGGGTCGGGGTCTTCAACCTCGTCATCCCGATCACGATGGACGCCGGGACGAGCGCCGGAGAGGTCATCACGGCGATCACGCCGGGCCACAAGTTCAAGATCCTCGGCTGGTCGTTCGTCACGTCGGTCGCGGGCGTCGGCAGCGGTGCGTCGCGCGCCTACAACATGGAGATCGGGACGACCGACGTCGGCACGAGCCCGTCGGTGCTGACGCTCACCGAAGCCAGCACGGCGACGGTCGGCTCGCTGACGGCGGGCGCGGCCGTCTCCGGGGCCAACACCGGCACGGCGGCGGACACGTTCTCGATCGAGGTGGCGAGCGGTGGGACGGCGTTCTCGGCTGGGTCCGGAGCGTTCATCGTCCGGGTGCAGAACATGGACACCGCCGACGCCATCGCCTCGCTCATCGCCGAGCACACGAAGATCGTCGCGGACGACCTCGACAACCGCAAGACGATCACCGCGATCATCGACGACCTTCAGGCCAGCCGCATCTCCGGCTGATCGGGGGCTGAACCGTGCCCCGGATCGACACTCGCGACGACAGCTTCGAACCGTTCCGCATCTCCCCTGTGGGGGCGCGGGGCCTCGATCTGTTCTCCGACCCGGCTCTCCTCGACCCATCGTTCCTCATCCGGGCGGACAACGCTCGGATGGGGACGATGGCAGTCGAGCGCCGGACGGGCGGGATCAAGCTCCTGCACGGGACGGCCAACCACGGCTCCCTCACGTTCGGAGCGACCACAAAGTACGCCCTCCTCCCCGCGGCGAGCCAACTCGTCCTACCGGCGGGCGGCTTCGCCCTCTTCGCTCATTTCGCTGCGACGTGGCCCGCCTCGGGGAAGACTGGCTACCTCATCTCCTCCCGCCCATCGGGGGAGACGTTCCACGTCCTCAAGGTGACGATCTCTGACGCGGGGGTCATCACTGTCTCGTGGACGGACTCCGGCGCGACCGAGCGCAGCGTCGCCTGCACGGCGGTCACGGACGGGGCGTCGGTCCATCTCCTCGCGATCTACGACGCCCCGGCGGGGACGTTCACGGTCTACATCAACGGGGCGTCCTCGGGCACTCCGCTGACCGGGCTCGACGCCACGCTGAAGCCGGACCAGACAACGGGCGTGGCGTGGGCGTTCGCCGTCGAAAAGCAGACCGGCGCCGCGGTGACGGCGGACACGCAGTTCCCCGGCGCCATCGACTCTCTGACGCTTCAGACGCTCCGGGGCTCGCGCCCGGCGAGCGGAACGACGACGCTGGCGAGCGTGCTGCGCAAGCACAGCCTCCGGCGCTGGCCGACCCCACAGGCGGACGGAGTGGTCTTCCACTACGACTGCGACTCGATCTCGACGTTCTACGATCGCTCGCGGTTCAAGAACCACGGGTCGATCACGGGGACGCCAACGCTGACGTCGGCGGTGGCGTACTCGTCGGTTCCCGGGCAGGCCGTCCACACGATCCAGTCTCCGACAGGGACGCGGACGAACGTGGTGGGCATCGGCGGGACCCTCTACTACGAAGGAGTGCGGTGACATGGCTGCAAACCCCACGATGGCAGGATCGACGATGACCGCCGACGGCACGTTCTCGGCAGGGACGACGCCCGTGGTGGCGATCGTCGCGGCCGGAGACGGCAGGCGGATCTTCCGCGTGCAGAACACGCACGCGAGCCAGACCCTCTACCTCGGTCCGACGGACGCCGTATCGTCCTCGGCGTACTCGTGGAAGCTGATCGCGGGCGCGACGCTGGATCTCGACGGGTACAGCGGTGCGCTCTACTGCGTCGGCTCCGGCACGGCCACGACCGGGGTGTATCTCAAGGTGACGGCGTAGTCGTGACCCCCGCCCTCTCCCCCGCCGAGCGGACGCCCGAGCCCACCCTCCGCCGCCTGCGCGTGAAGATCGAGGACTACCCCGGTCCGACGATGGGCGACGGCCGCCGCGACCGCCCTCAGCCTCTCCAGTGCCGGGACGTTGGGGATCGGCGGGCTCCTCGCCTCCCTCAGCCCGCTCACGCTGATTGCGGGCGCGCTCACGGCAGCCGCCTTCGCCGCCTACCAATCCACTTCGCGGCTGCACAGGGCTTCGCCTTCGGCGGCCGGCCGCGGGGGCTCGACCCGCGCGACACCGTTCCGATTTGGGTGCAGCCGGGTGAGTTCGTCCTGCGCAAGTCGGCGGTGGATCAGTACGGCGCTCGGACGATCGAAGCCCTCAATCGCGGCATGGTGGACCCGACCGCCCTTGGCGGCGCAGCCGTCGCGTCCCTGCCGCCTGTCCACGGACGGGGGTTCGCCGCCGGTGGGCGGATCTCCGAGGCACTCGCGGCGGCTTCGAGCCGGGTCGAGAGCGCGCCGGCGGTCGCCGTTCTGCCCGTCCTGGCGGTGACCGAGGACGTGGCCGATACGATCCTCCGCGAGGGTGACGGGGCTTTCCGCCGGGCTCTTTCCCGTAACCGGAGTACGATTGCGTCCATGAGCCCCCAACAGCAGCGAGGGCGAGGCTAGCCATGGGCATGATGTCGTGGCTCGTCCGCAGCCTCCGCTTCAGCGCGACCGACAAGATCGCGGGCCGGTCCTCGTCAGGCGCCGGTCCCGGCGAGGAGATCGCCTGCACCGCCGCGGGACGGGCGCTCCTCGACGACGCGGACGCGGCGGCGCAGCGGACGACGCTTGGCGCGGCGGCATCGGGCGCGGCGACGGCGTCCGGTCTCACGATGGCGACGGCGAGGCTCCTCGGGCGAACGACGGCGGCCACGGGCGCGATTGAGGAGATCACCGTCGGGACGGGGCTCACCCTCTCGGCCGGGACGCTGTCGGTCTCGGGGGGCGGGTCGGCCGCTTGGGAGTCCACCGCCGGGCAGTTCCGCGCTGTGCCTGCCTCCGTCACGGCGGGTGACTGCTTCTACTACAACGCGAGTGTCCCGAACTCAGGGACGAACGTCGCGCACATCTTTGATAACTCGGTAGCTTTGAGCGGGTCGACGCAACTGGTGTCGTTCCGAAACAACGGCGTGGAAAAGGCGAGTATTGGAGACACCGGGATTGGTGAATTTCCCGCGGGAATTGGCCTATGTGGGACTGCAAACCCAGGCGTAGGTATCAGTTGGGGGGGGCCTACGAATGTGGCATCGATGTTCCCTTGGAATGGTGGGATGTACTACCACTCCTACGGTGTTAGTTACAGGGGTCTTGGGGTGTTGGGGGAGATCACGATTGCCGCCGGACGGGCGATTACCTTCGACGGCACACCATCAACTGTAACAATCGGAGACACGACGATCTCCAAGTCCGCCGCGTCCGGCGGAGAGTGGGCGTCCAAGTACGATGCCGTCGAAGTCGGCAACGTCGGCGACGTCTACACCACGACCGACGCGACCGCGACGACGATATGGGACGAGACGCTCGGCGACAACATCGTCCATGTGATCGAGGTCCTCGTCACCAGCCGTCGCACTGACTCCGCCGGGCGCTGGTCCGGCCGACGTCGTGTCACCGTCTACCGCGCAGGCGGCGGCGCGACGATTGAGGGCAGCGTCGAGACGCTGGGCACCGACGTCGCCGTGAACATCACTCCGACCGTGACCTTCGACGTGACCAGCAACGATGTGCGCGTACGGGTCACCGGCGAGGCGGCGAAGACGATCAAGTGGCGCGCGAGCGTCGTGAAGGTCCACGCGAACTGAGGAACCCATGCCCCGAGAGATCCCCCAGAAGGTCATCCCCGCGACGACGGCTCGCCTACGCCGCGCCGAAGTGGATTTCGACGCCGCGAGCGGAGACGCCGTCCGGATCGTCGCGAGGTACAGCGACGGGCAGGTCATCGAGGTCGTGCCGGATATGTTCGACCTGAGCCCGGCAGGGTCGCCGAAGACGTGGCAGAAGATCGGCGAGCGGCTACGTGACGACCTCGACGGCGCGGACACAGACGCGATGGACGCGCACGTCCGGACGAAGCAGGCGGCGCGTGAAGCGGCGCAGGCTGCACTGGCGGCCGAAGAGGCCGCAGCGCTCAAGGCGGGAACGACGGCCACGTTGGCCGAGTAGGTGACTAGTGGCGACCGAGACCATCGAGCTGACCGCGACCGACGGGCTGACGCTCACCGCCGACGTCTACCCGATCGGCAGTGACACCGCAGCGTTCTCGGCCGTCGCGCTCACTGAGCGAACGAACTGCAAGGGGACGTACCGCGGGGACGTCGCCGGTCCGACGGTCGGCTGGTACTCGGTCGTCGTGAAGGAGTCCACGGCCGTCGTCGCGAAGTGGCGCGTCTACCTCACGAACACGACGCGCACGGCATACGCCGGGGACTACCCGGACGAGGTGATCTCGGGGCAGTCGATCGGCTCCGTCGCTGGTGCCGTCGGCAGCGTGACGGGCGCCGTGGGCTCGGTCACCGGGGCCGTGGGCTCCGTGACGGGGGCCGTGGGCAGCGTTACCGGAGCGGTCGGGTCGGTCACCGCGGGTGTCACGGTCACGACCAACAACGACAAGACCGGCTACGCACTCTCCGCCGCGGGCGTGCAGGCGATTTGGGACGCGCTCTCCGCCGCACTCACGACGGTCGGAAGCATCGGTAAGCGGCTCGTGGACTACCTGACGGGCGACAGCTACGCCCGCCTCGGCGCCCCGGTCGGAGCCAGCACGTCCGCCGACATCGCGGCGGTGCAGGCGTCCATCGACAACACCGTGAACGCCAAGCTCGACGTCATCGAGGCGCAGACCGACGACATCGGCACCGCGGGCGCGGGGCTCTCCGCGATCCCGTGGAACGCCGCGTGGGACGCCGAGGTCCAGTCCGAGGTACAGGACGCGATCGAGGCGAACAACCTCGATCACCTCGTCGGAACCGCGACCGGCATCCCCTCGGTCCCCGCGGGCACCTTCCTCGATCAGGTCATGGACGACGGCACGGCCGCCTTCGACCGGACGACGGACAGCCTTCAGGCGATCCGCGACCGCGGCGACGCGGCGTGGGTCACGGGCGGTGCGTCCTCCGGCTGCGACTTCCTCGGCACCGTGGCGAAGTCCGGCTCGACGTACTTCATCTCGTTCGTGGCCGTGCAGGCGGGGGCGATCGTCGCCTCCGGCTCCCTCTCGTCCCTCGTCTGCGCATTCTACGACGAGGACGGCACCGACCTGACCTTCAGCGGGACCCTCGCCGCGGGGGCGAACAACGTCATCTACGCCAGCGGCACGCTCGGGACCGCGATCACGGACAACCGCCCCGTCATGGTCAAGGTGGGCGCCACCATCGGCGGCACGGCGTACTCGGGATCGCTCACGGGGGTGAACGTCGCATGACCCTCCTGATGGGCCGCAAGACGTGGATCGGGACCCTCCCCGCGGGGGCGAGTGGGTTCACCATCCCCACGACCCCGGCGACGTCCACCGCCGTCAAGGTCGCCCTCGCCCCCAACTTCTCCACGGGAGCGGGCTCCCACGACCCGTACCGGCCATGGATCGCCGCCACGCTGGAGGGGCTCTCCTACTACGCCAACGGCTACAACCAGCCGTGGACCTTCAGTCCCGCCGCGCCGTCCACCGCCTACACCCTCGGCGCCGCCGCCCCCACGACGTTCGTCGTCGCCGACGCAGCGGGCGGCAGCACGTTCCCCGCGGGAACGATCCTGCGCTACAAGCTCGTGTTCGCCAACTCGTCCACCGGGAAGAAGACGGCGCCGCAGACGTCCACCATCGACGACGAACTCGTCACCTACGTCGAGTACACGATGGTCGGGACGAAGGACGCCTACATCACGTGGACGGACCCGGGCGGAGAGTGGGACCGGGCGTACATCTACCGGGCGCTCCAGTCCTCCGACACGTTCCACCTCATCGACTACGTCACGGCGTCCACGGCGCTCTACACCGACGCGAAGGCCGACTCCACCGTCCGCGGGAACGATCAGATCGTCGAGCGGTACAGGCTGACGCTTCCCCCGATCTTCGAGGGCCTCGCGAGCCACCTGAACCGGCTGTGGGGGTGGGAGCCCGAGGGTGTGACCCTCTCCTTCTCGCAGGCGGCGCAGGCGACGGGCGAGCGGGTGCAGGAGGACTTCCCCGACGAGAACTTCGTGCAGATCGGGCCGGAGGACGGGCTCGGGGCGGTCCGGTCCATCTACCCTCACTACGACTCGGCCTTCGTCTTCAAGCGCCGCGGGTGCTACGAACTGACGGGCTACTCGGCCTCGACGTTCGAGCTTCGGCGGGCGTTCTCCGACCGCGGCGCGTTCAACTCCCGGTGCCTCGCCGCCCGCGACGGGATCGTCTTCATCCTCGACGAGCGGGGCCTCTACTACTGGACACCCGGCGCTGAGCCCACGGTGGCGGGCGCGAGCCCCGGCTCCGACGCCTCCCCGCTTCAGCCGGTGTGGGACCGGATGAACCTCGCCGCGTCGTCCACGTTCTCGGTCCGCCTCGTTCCGGACCAGCGGATCGTCGTCGCCTACGTGGCGCTCGACTTCGAGCCGACGCCCAACACGCGGATCGTCTTCGGCTACGGCGGCGACAGCTTCGTCTCCATCGACTCCCTCGTCCACGGGAGCGCCGCGGGGATGTTGGAGGACTCGCAGGGGTCGCTCCACGACATCCGCATCGACGACCTCGGCTACGTGTGGGAGGACGGCTACGCGCAGGCGGAGGGGTGCTACGCGGGCGACAACACGGGCGCGGTCACGGGCTCGACGGGCCTCGCGATCGACGCCTCGGCCGCCGCGTTCGGGACGACCCTTCAGGGCGCCCGAGGGTGCCCGATGGAACGGTACTCCTCCGCGGGCGTGGTGCTCGACCAGAACCGAGTCTACGTCAACGCGGCCGATCAGGTGACCCCGTACTACTACTCCTCGGAGGCGGTCGCCGCTGGGCAGAGCGTGGCGATCGGCGTGATCCCCTTCGTCGTGACGCTCCCGCACATGGCGCTGGAGAGCGAGAAGTCGAAGCGGGTCTCGCGGGTCATCGTGAGCCACGACAGCGGCGTCTCCGGCACGTTCAAGGTGGAGACGTCGGTCAACGGCGGGACGTACACCCGCAAGACGCCGGAGCCCTCCCTCTCGACGAAGGTCCAGTCCATCGTGAACACGGAGGGCGACGTCGGGTTCACGTGGTCGGTGCAGATCAGCCAGCGGTACGCGAACCTCGGCATCTCCATCCGCGCCGTGACCCCCTACGTCCGGTTCGAGTCGGAGCGGTCCCTGTGACCAGCGCCTTCTCGAAGCTGAAGCGGCAGGTGGACGGGCTCGCGGCGACGCCCGTGGCGAAGCTCGGCGACAACACGGACCCGGGGCGGCGCAACGACAACCGCATCCGGCGCGCGGTCTCGCGGGCTGCGTCGCAGACCGTCGTCGTTCGGTTCCCCGCCATGACCGCGCAGCGCGTGGTCCCCACGTACACGTCGCACGCATGGTCCTCGTCCTACCCGGCGAGCGGCGAGGCGATCTCCCCGACGCTGGAGAACCGCGTCCCGGAGTTCCTCGGCGCCATCGCCTTCCCGACGGCGGGGTACACGTTCGTCTACTCCGCGGCGACCGGGAAGCTCCTCGCCTACACCACCGCGGGGACGGAAGTGGTCGCGACCACCGACCTGTCGGCCGCGGTCGGGACGACTCCGATCCTCGCGTTCGGGGCGGCCGAGGAGTCGATGGACGGCTGGGCGGCGGGGGGCGACGCGCGCCTCGTCTCAGCCACGCTCCTGACGACGTCCTCTGTCGCCGCGTCCGCGACGGGCTACTGGACCATCGAGGCGCGGGTGCGCAAGTCCGACGGGACGTACGGCGGGCGCGTCGGCGTTCGGGTGCAGACGTCGAAGGTCGGGATCGCCGCGGGCGTGGACGTTCCTCTCGTGACGGAGGGCGACGCGGTGACATTGGCGACGGGAGACGTCGTGCTACTCTACGCCGTGGCTTCCAATGGCTCGACGGCCCCCCTCGGCGACGTGACGCTGACACTGGAGATCCAGAGGCAGGTGCTTTGATGCCGTGGCAGACGCAGTCCCAGCAGAGCTACGGAAACGGGAGCGTCCAGAACCGGCGCCTCGCGAACCTGACGGCGCAGGGCAACCCGATCATGGCGTCCCTTGCCCCCGCGTCGGGTCTCCAGACGTCCTTCGCGAACCGCTTCGGCGGGCTGACCGCGGCGCAGGTGAAGGCGGCGCAGGAGTCGGGCGGCGCCGGTCCGAAGGGCGACGTCGGCGGCACGTTCGGCATGTCGATGTCCCCGCAGGGGGCGTCGGCCGCGAACTCGGAGATGCCGGGGTTCTTCAACGGCAACGACCAGCCGGGCGTCTCGAAGGAGCAGTCGGGCTACGCGAAGCCGAAGCTCCCCGGGGGCGCGCAGTCGGGCGGGCAGACTCCGTCGGGTCCCGGCATGGGCATGACCGGCGCGGGACCGTCGATGGGCGCGGCGCTGCCGCAGACGGCGCAGACGGCGGGCTACAACCCCTCGGACCCGCAGACGTGGTATCACAAGCCCGTCGATCTCACCGTGCCCCCTGACCCCTTCTCCGGGGCGCTGGCGGGCGCGCTGACGGAGCCGGGCAAGACCCGCGAGGCGGCGGCCCCCGGAACGCCCGGGATGGAGACGATGGGGGCGATGACCCCGTCGGCCGCCGAGAACCCCATCGCGGCGGCGCTGTCCGACCCGATGGCGACGGCGGCGACGGATGCGAGCGTCGGGAAGACGCGCGAGGCGTCGGCCCCGGGGGCGGAGGCTGCGATCACGGCGACGTCGCCCTACTCCTACACGATGGCGAACGGGCAGAAGTTCCCGCTGACGGACAAGCCGCCGTCGGGCTTCGCGTCGTGGGACACGGCCCGCAAGAACTCGTGGCTGAAGGACCACTACTGGAAGGCCCCCGAGACCCCCGCCCCGACCGGCGAGGGCGCGACGACCACGGGCGGGACCACGACGGGGACCGGAGCCACCACGACCACGGACCCCGTCACGGGAGTGACGACGGAGACCACGGCGGCAACCACCGCGACGCCCGCCGTCGATCCGACGAAGGCCGACGACAGGTCCGCAAAGGCTGGATACTCGGGGAAGCCCCTGAACCAGTACGACATGGATACGATCAACCTCATCCTCGACGGCGGCTACCAGACCGGCAACGTGTGGGGCGGCAAGGCGTGGGAGAACATCTTCGGGATGACCCCGCAGCAGGCGAAGGAGTACGGGAACCTCCCGAACCCCACCGATGCGAACGCGGGCTCGCGTCCGATGGAACAGCCTCTCGTCATCAACGGCATCGGCATCCCGCAGGACGTCTACTGGTCGAACTCCCCGAACTACATCCCCAACCAAGGCGTCCTCGACCTCGTCGGGTACGCGGCGACCACGGCGCGGAAGATCAACCAGCTTTTCTCGCAGCCGGACGACCTGACGGGCGTGAAGCAGAACCAGATCAACGACCTCACGCGGACCATGAACACCGCGCAGGCCGTCCTCCGGCGGTACGGGATCAACTACAACCCGTTCTCTGCGGCGCCCGGGGCGGAGGCGGAGAGCATCTACCCGTCGGACCCGTACCAGATCCCGACGTACTACCAGAACCTCGGCGGGTCGATGCTTCCGCAGGACCTCATGCCCCTGCTCAACACGGGCGAGAACATGGGCATTCAGGACAAGCTCGCCGCGCTGGAGTACGCCTCCGCCCGCGAGGAGCAGACCCGCGCGAACCTGAAGCAGCAGAAGGCCATCGACGAGGCGGTCAGTCTCAAGGACGCAAACGCCAGCGACCCGCAGATCCAGAAGTACATGGACGCCTCGAACGACATGTACGACAACCCCGTCCTCTCCGACTGGGAGGGGATCAAGAACCGCACGGCCTCGGACTACGCGAAGGACCGGACGTCCTCGGGGACGCAACTCGCCGAGGCGCTCGCGGGTCGCGGTCTCTCCGCCTCGACCGGGATCGGGATGCAGGCGCAGTCGAACTCGCAGAACCGGATGGGCCTCTCCCGCGCGATGGGCGAGATGGACGTGGCGCAGACGGACGAGCTTCGCAACCAGCGCCAGGCGGGCATGGCGCAACTCGGCGAGGCGACGCAGTTCGGGACCGGGCTCCGCAACATGTCGAGCCAGCAGATCCAGCAACTCCTCATGGGGCAGGCCCCGACGGCGCAGAACCCGGCGCAGGGACTCGGGGCGACGGCGATGAACCTCTACGCCGCGCAGATGGCGAAGGACGCTGCGGACGAGGCGGGTGGCTCCACGAGTGGCTGGGGTGCCGCCCTTGGCGTCGTCGGTGGACTCGTCGGGACCTACTTCGGAGGGCCCGCCGGAGGCGCGATGGGCAGCCAGCTCGGGACCGCAGTGGGCGGGGCGATCTAAGGAGCGACCATGTCCGACATGTCCGGCGCGACCTCGAACGTCATCAACGCCTTCCAGATGCAGGCCGCCGCCAAGAACCAGAAGGCGGCGCAGAAGGACTCCCGGATGCAGGGTCTCTCCCGTGGCGTCACGGGCCTCTTCGGGGCACTCCAGAAGCAGGACGAGGACGAGAAGGCGAAGAACCAGCTTCGCGCGATGGGCGCGCAGTTCGGCATCCCCGAGAACTCCCCGATCTACGACGGCGACCCGGCGACCGCGGTCAAGGCGATCGGCGACGCGATGGAGATGAAGAAGCAGGCGGCGGGCATGAGCCACGACCGCACGATGCAGGCGGACCGCTACGCCCGCGAGGACGCTCAGACGACGCTTGGGAACTCGGCGATGGCCGAGGCGCTCGCGCCCGGGATGCTCCCCGACACGCAGCGCAACAGCGTCCAGCAGTTCGGGACCGCGGCGAACAAGTCCTTCCAGACGATGCGCTCGCCGACGCAGCAGGAGGCCCTCGGGCGCATCCCTTCGATCGCCGGACGCTTCCCGACGGCGGACCTGACGGGGGCGATGTCCGCGGCGAGCAAGATCCCCGCCCCGCCGAAGCCGGTGGACCCGCTGGCGACGCAGGAGACGCAGGCGGAGATCGACCTCAAGAAGGCGCAGGCGGAGAGGGCGCGGCGCGGCGAGGCTCCCCCGGACCCGCTCGACTCGGAGAAGAAGAAGGCCGAGATCGAACGCCTCAAGGCGCAGACGGCCGGAACGGGCGGGTACGCGAGGTCCGAGCCGAAGGCGCCGGACCCGCAGGACGCCGAACTCAAGCGCCTGCGGATCGAGAACGCCAAGTCGCTCATCGCGCAGAGGAACGCACCGAAGGCGGCGAGGCCCGACAACCGCGACTCGCTGGAGAAGCTCGCGTCGCGGATCTCCAACCCGGCGGACGGTCTCCGGCTGAAGCAGGCGATCTCCCTCGCCACGGACGCGACGCTGGGCGACCCCGAGCAGGCGCAGGCGATCATCGCAGAACTCCTCGGGAAGTACCCGGAGACGGGGGGCTCGGCAGCCCCCGCCGAAGGGCAGGCACCCGCGGCAAGCAAGGTGGACCCGACGTTCAAGGCCAAGTTCGACGCCATCGAGAAGAACGACCCGCAGAGGGCGAAGAACATCTTGGAGAAGATGACGCCCGACGAGCGGGCGCGGATCGGGCGGTGACGAATGCCTGACGAGGACCCGTTCCTTCAAGAGCTTCGCGGCAAGGCCCCGAAGGCGCAGGTTGAAGAGGACCCGTTCCTCGCGGAGCTTCGCGGCGCCACCCCCTCCGCCCCGGCCCCCGTCGCGCCCGCGCAGGCCCCGGCGGCGCCGGTCCAGCCTCCCGCGGCGGCGCCCGTCGTCGTGCCCCCGAGCGGCCGGTTCTTCTCCACCAACCCCGACGACATCGGCAACGTGGCCCCGCCCATGCCGCGCCGCGCGTTCCCCGGCGCACCGATGCCGGAGATCAGCGAGCCCGGGTCGCCGACGGCCCTCCGATCGCAGCCGTCCGGGGACCCGATCTACCCGTTCGACAAGTTCCTCGCCGAGAACGTCGGCCTGCCGCCGGAGGAGTACGCTCGACGCGGGCTCGCGGCCCAACTCACCGTCGGGCAGACGGCTCCCGGGATGCCCGTTCGTCGCATGGCCGACGCCTACTCCGGCGCCGCGCAGGGCTCCGTGGACCTCATCGAGTCCGGCATCAACGCCATCCCCGAGGCGGGAAGGAGTGGCCGGGTCGGCGACGCCTTTCGCGTTGTGGCCGATCCCGTTCGTGGCGCTCTTGGCGCTGCCTTCTCTCCGGCGATGGGCGTGGCGCAGGGTGGCGTCGAGACTCTCGCGGGCGGCGCGATGCCTACGCCCGGACAGTTCGGGCCCCGGCTGACGGAGGACCCCGTCGGCGCGCTGCGCCACGCGATGGCACAACTCGCCGGGTCCCCTCTGACCGCCCTTGCCGTCGCTGGCGAGGCGGTGTCCGAAGTCACCGGCATGGCGCCGGAGGACTCGCAGCGGGCCGTGGACGTGCTCGGCATGGCGCTCCCGTTCGGCAAGCCGATGGCGCGCGGGGCGGGACGCCTCATCGGGCGGGGGTCCGGTCTCGTGGACGCGGCGCTGACGAAGCGGGCACCGACGCCGGAGGCGATCCCGAGGGTCGCGGAAGTGCGCCCCGCTCCAGAGCCCGCGCCTCGACCGGCTGTCCCGCGTGAGCTTCAGCCCCCGATCGGCCGCCCCGCGCCCGAGGCCCCCGGGATGGCGTTCGCCGACGAGGCGCTCATGGCGGCGGCCGAGGACCGGGCTCCCGCGCGTCCGGCGACCCTCGGCGCCCGAAGCCCCCGTCCCGCGGAGGCGCCCCCCGTCGCCGCGGCACCGGAACCCGCTCCCCCGCCCCCCGCGCCCGTTCCGCCCCCCGCCCGGCCCGTGGCACCCCCCGAGGCGCCGGTCGCAGCGGAGGCCCCGCCGCGGGCCGTTCCCGAGCCGGTGGCGCCGGTCGCCCCGCCTCCGGTCCCCGCTCCCGCTCCCGCCCCCGCCGCGCCCACCGGCCCCACCCTCGGGGCGAAGGTGAAGGTCCAGAAGCGCGGGGCCGAACCCTACCGATCCACTGGCCCCCTCTCCCAGACCCGCCGCGTCCAGCCCCTCAACGGCAGCGACCGTCTTCTCCTTCAGGAGCAGCGCCCGAACGACTCGACGTGGTGGAAGGTCAAGGAGACCCGCGACCCCGCGGAGGCGCACCGCTGGGAGGCTGCGGAGCCTGCGCTTGCACCGGCCAAGCCCGCCCCGCCGGTCGCCGAGGCCCCTGCCCCGCCGAAGACCGTACGCCTGTATCGCGTCGAGCCCGAAGACCCGGCCGCTGTGCAGGAGTGGAACAGGAAGCACGCCATCGGCGGCGATCAGGGTGGCCCCAACGCGGGCAGGTACTTCTCGGACGACGTGGAGGCGCTTCGCCCTTACGGTCACGAGAACGGTGGCGTCACGTACTACGTTGACGTCCCGTCCGATGTCGCGAACTCGCTTCGACGGCGCCACGAGTCGGGCTTCAACGAGTACGTTCTCCCTGACGAGTACGTCTCCAAGAAGCGCCCCGTCGCCCCCGAGGCACCTGCGCCGCGTCCGGCCCCCGCCCCGGCTCCCGAGGCGGTCAGGGCGGCGGAGCCCGTCCAGCCCCCCGCCACGGCCGTCCCCGAGGCGCCGAGGCCGACCCTCAGGGCGCGGGCTGCGGAACCCGTCGAGAAGGCTCCCGCCACCGTCGTCGCCGAGAACGTCGAGAGTCCGGCCGAGCGATCCGCCGTCATCGAAGCGTCGCGATCCGCCCGCGAGGCCGAGGTGGTCCGCCTCGGCTTGACGGAGGAGATGATCGACCGCGTCTCCGACGGGAAGGGCACGCCACGGGAGAAGGCTGCCATCCTCGACGCGGTGGCCGACGTCCACGGGTATCGCGTGGAAGGCGACGCGCAGCCCGGAACGGCCATGTACGACACGGTCGCGTCCGCGCTCGCGAAGGGCGGCGAGCAGGCGATCAACGTCCACTTGGTGGACGTGGAGTTCAAGGCTCAGGCCGCCGCGCGCGCGAAGTTCCGAGCGCCCGCCCCCGAGCCCGCCAAGCCGACTCTCGGAGCCCGCGCGACGGAACCCGCCCCCGAAGTTGCCGCCCCCGCGTCCACGCCCGCCAAGGTCGAGGCCCCCGCGGCGAAGATCCCCGCCACCGTCGAGTTCCTCCGCGACGAGGCGAAGAACGGCGCGTGGGGCACCGCCAAGCGCATGTACGACCAGTTCTCCGCGAAGGAACTCGCCGAGGTCCACACCGCCACCCGCGCCTCCGGATGGAAGGGCGTCAAGGAGTGGCTCGTCGCCAACCGCGGGGACGAGGCGACGCTGGCCGCCGAGGTCGCCAAGCGCCGCGAGGTCCGTGAGGCGCAGAAGGCCGCGGCGAAGGCGGCACCGAAGGCCGAGCCCGCCGCCCCCGCCCGCACGACCGTCAAGCCGATGTCGCCCAAGGCGCAGGCCGCCTTCGACGACGCCCTCGCGAAGACCCGCGCCGGAGACGTGGACGGCGCCGAGACGGCACTCCGGCGGGTCATGCAGAACGACCGGGCCACGGCGAACGAGATCATCGATGCCGTTCCCATCCCCACCGAGGCGCAGATCGCCAAGCTCCCCGAGGACATGCGATCGGCGGCACGCTCGCCGGGAGCCCTCGCCCGCGTCCACGCCCATCTCCGCGGGCAGGCCGACGCCGAGGCGGGGATGGCGCCGGAGGCGAAGCCGAAGGTGAAGGTCAAGGTCCGCGGTCCCGCTCGCAGGCCGGGCGGCCGCAGCGGAGAGCGCGGCGAGGTCGCGGTCCCGGACCTCGAAGGCATCTACGACCGCCTCGACAACATGGCGGGCCGCGCCGTCCGGGCGACCGGGCGCGGCGCCCTCAAGGTCCCCGGCGCCCGCGTGGTCAAGGCGACCGCGCAGACGCTCTACGAGCGCGGGTTCACGTCCGACGCCCAGCGCATCGGGCCGGAGTTCTCCCAGCGCACCCACCAGCGCCGCGGCCAGCGCAACCTCGCCAAGAACGACGCCGGGACCGCCGCCGTCCGCGTGGACGAGATGACCGAACGGCTCCCCGACGCCGACCGCGCCGCCCTCGACTCCTACATGAAGTCGGAGACCGACACCCTCCCCGCATCCATCGCCGCCCACAAGGACGCCATCGACGCCGTCTCCGCCGAGATCAAAGCGCTCGGGCAGGAAGAGGTCGCCCGCGGGATGCGGAAGCAGGAGACCGTCGATCAGTACCCCCGCTACCTGCCCCGCCAGTACGCCTCGAAGATGACGGCGCGGAAGTTCCTCACCATCGGCGACCGCCCCCGCGTCCAGCGCAACTTCATCCGCGAGGACGCACCGGGCGTCTTCCTCAACGCGAAGGAGTACCTCCCCGACGTCGAGGCGATCGGGAAGAAGCACGGCGCCTACGCACCGTCACGCGAGGGCAACACGGTCGCCCTGAAGTTCAAGACCCCCGAGGCGCGCGAAGCGTTCCGGGCCGAGATCCGCGACACGTTCGGAGGCGCCAAGCGCCGCCTCGACGCTAACGCGACCGAGTCCATCCGCGGCGGCGAGGTCCGCGAGGCGAAGGGCTTCCTCAAGGCCAAGGCCGACACGCCCGGGAAGCGCGACATCATCACTGGCCGGTTCGACCCACTCCCCGCCGAACTCCGCGAGTCCCTCGGCGAAATCAAGGACCCGACCACCAACACCCACGACGCCATCCTCCGCGCCAAGCAGCGCATCGCCGACTTCGACTTCATGAAGGGTCTCGACGGCGGCGCCGACGCGAAGGGCGACTGGGTCTCCGCGACCGAGCAGGCGGGCTACACGAAGATGACCGAGCGGTGGGCGCTCCCGCTCCGCGAGAAGTGGGTCCGCAACGACGTCTACGAGTGGCTGAAGGGCGAGGTCGGTCCCCGCGACACCCCCGGGTTCGCCCGCGGCTGGCTTGACCAGTGGAAGGCGAACAAGACCGTCTGGTCCCCGCGCACCGCCGTCCGGCAGTTCTTCGGGAACCCGATGTTCATGAAGCTCGCCGGGGTGGACCCGACGAACCCGGCGAACTGGCCCGCCATGAAGAAGGCCGTTCAGTCCCTCCGCAGCGACTCCCCGCTCCGCACCGAACTCATCGAGCAGAACGTCCTCGGCCCCCACGACTTCGCCTCCCTCGAACTCGAACGCGGCGAGGGCGTCGGATCCAACCCCGCCTACAACTGGGGGAAGGCCCTCGCCAACCCGATCGCAGCGACCAAGGTTGGGAAGGCCGCGCAGCGCAAGTTCGGGCGGTTCTACGGCACGTCGGACGCCTTCACCCGGGCGTCGATCTACTGGCGCTACCGCGAGCGCGGGTTCGAGCCGACCGCTGCCGCCGCCGAGGTCCGCAAGTGGACCCCGAACTACGACGACTCCGGGCCCGCCGTGAAGGTGCTCCGCGAGTCCGTCTTCGGGTCCCCATTCGCCACCTACCACTTCGAGACGGCGCGCATCATCGGGACCGCGATCAAGGAACACCCCCTCCGCCTCGCCCACGCCCTCGCCTTCCTCAAGGCCCTCCAGTTCACCCTCGACCAGATGGGTTCCTCGGGGACCGTCACCGAGAAGGAGCGCCGCGCCATCGAGACGATCCGCGGGTCGCAGGAAGTCATCACCCGCCGCGACGCGGAGGGCAAGCCGCAGACCTTCAACTACCGCTACATCAACCCCCTCGGGTCGTGGGACAAGCCTCCGACTCGCCTCGGCGACGAAGGCACGGCGGACGTCGAGTACCTCCTCGGGCTTCTCGGCCTGTCCGAGTCCCCCGTCCTCGACGTCGGGGCCACGCTCATCCGCAAGGAGGACCGCTACGGGCGGCCGATCATGCCCACGGCTCCGACGTCCCCCGAGGCGATTAAGGGCTGGCTGATGGCCTACGCGCGCCTCACGGCCCCGGGCCTGACGCCGGGCGTCGGGGCGCAGTCCGACCAGCTCGAAGCGGCGTTCGAGGACCGGCAACTCTCCGAGCGCATCCCGAAGCAGACCGTCGTGCAGGCGATCGTATCCTCCCTGCTGGGCGTGGACGAGCGCCAGTTTGACACGGCCACGGAGAAGAAGTTCCTCACGCGCCGGATGGAGGGCATCGAGTCCGGCGTCCGCAGGGACGTGAAGAAGGCCGTGAAGGACGACCCGGAGGACGCGCAGGACTACCGCGACTCGGGACGAACGAAGGTCCGATCGCTGGCGGAGGAGTTCAAGCGCCGCCGGTCGATCCTCTCCGAAGCGGAGCCGGTCAAGTGACCCCTTCCGCGCGTCCCCCTATCGTGGGTAGACTCGGGCTCGTGCCCCACTCCGCGCCCCAGCCGCACCGTGGCGCCCCCGGCCAGTCCCCGGCGGCGCGGGAGCCTCGCGTGATGCCCGAGACCGCTGCCAGACGAGAGGCCCCGCCGGACGGCTGGCCTGCGACCCCGCCGACGTACCGCTCGACGCACGGAGGCTGGCTCGCCGTCGCGCATCTCGTGGCGCTCGCCGCTGTGGCGGTCGCCGTCGCGTGGTGCGCCGTCGAGGTCCGCGACCTGCGGGCATCCATCGCCGTCCGCGACCGCGTGCGCAACGCGGAGGAGGCATCGAAGTGACGATCACCGGCAAGGTCAAGTCGTTCAGCGAGACGGCCACGGGCGTCTCCGTGGTCATCGAGACGTCCCCCGGACCCCCGCAGGTCACGGAGACGATCGCCGACGTGAAGCCGCCGTGGGCCCGGACACGCCTCCCGAATCTGCTCGGGAAGTCGGTGACGGTGACCATCGACGGCGGCGGCGACGTCACGGAGATCACGGCCAGTGCGTGACGTCCTTTCCCTTCTCGCGATGGACGTCCCCGACGGCGCGATCATGGGCGCCATCGCGTCGCTCTGCGCGTTCATCGTCGCGGGCGCGAAGTGGGCCACCGGACGCGCCGAGAAGCGCGAGGACGAGTCCGCCGCTCGACTCACCGCAGCAACGCAGGTCATCGCCTCGAACACCGAACTGCTCCGGGACGTCCGCGAGCATCTCGAACGCAGTGGACAGAACCCATGAGGAGCATCATGTCTCTCATCCGACGGATCTTCGGCCGCCCGCAGTACGATCGCCGCGTGGCGGCTGACAAGGAGTTCCGCGAAGCCGTCGAGAAGGCGAAGACGGCGGCGAAGCCCACGAAGCGCGCCCTCCAGACGGCGTCCCTCGTCCTGTCGCTGGCGCTCATCGGGGCCTGCGCGTCCACGCTCGACGCTTCGGCCGCCGCGCAGAACCTCGCGAACGTCCAGACGCTCGGCGCGGAGAACCTCGAACTCCACGGCAAGGCGGGGTCCGACGCGGCGACCGTGGCGACGGCCAAGGCGTTCAACGAGTCGGCCGTCCGGCTCGCCGAGGCGATGCTCGAGGGTGCGCGTCGATGAGCGCGCTTTCGGTCGCGGACATCGCGCGCGTCACGCACGAAGTCAACCGCGCCTACTGCGCGGCCCTCGGCGACATGTCACAAGTCGCGTGGGAAAACGCCCCGGCGTGGCAGCGCGACTCGGCGCTTGCTGGCGTCGCTTCCGTTCTCGACGGATCCGCAAAAACGCCCGCCGATCAGCACGAGGGATGGCTGCGGCAGAAGGAGCGCGACGGGTGGCGCTACGGCCCCGTGAAGGACGCGACGACGAAGACGCACCCGTGTTTCGTCCCGTACGACGAACTGCCGCCGGAGCAGAAGGCGAAGGACTACCTGTTCCGAGCCGTCGTGACGTCGCTCGCCGCACACACTGGAGGCGCATCATGAACCCCGCCCAGCGCGCCGCCGCCATCGCTGCGGCTCAGGAGATCGCCGGGCGCCTGCGGACCGAACTCGCCGGGCTCGCCCCGCAGTTCATCGTCCGGGCGCGGGAACTCGAGGACGCCGTCATGCTCAACACGGAGCTTCTCCTCGACGGGACGATCCCCTTCGAGCGAGCCGAGGAGAACATCCGCAAGCTCGGCGAGGCGCTCAAGTCAGAGATCCTCGTCGCGGGCTACCGCGCGAAGGCCACCGCCGTCGGCGTGACGGTGAACGCGCTGGGCGTGTTCCTGCGCCTCCTCGTCGGACTCCTCGCTCAGTGAACGGAGAACCCATGAAGCCCAAGATCAGCGACATCGTCCACGTCTTCTCGTCCTCCGAAAGCCCGACCCCCATGCCGGGCATCGTCTGCGCCGTCCACTCGGACGTGTGCGTGAACCTCGCGATCTTCGACCCGAACGGCGGGAGCTTCGCCCGGACGTCGGTGATGAAGCGCGGGTCCCTGACAGGGCTAGGGACGTGCTGGGACTGGCCGGCCGTCGCCAAGTAGCTCCTTCGCGCCGCCGGGATGCCCTCCGACTCCTGACGGACTCCGGCGAACCGACGCCGGGGCGGCGCTCCTTAACTCGCAAGCGTTGCTTGAGAGTTCACCGGCGCCAGCGAACCTCGGCGCGGCGGCGGTTCACGCGGGACTCGCCGGGGCAGCGATGGCGTGGCGGATCGCCCGCATCACCCTACGCCGACGCTTCGCCGACGGGCAGATGTGCCGCGGGCGCTGCGAGTCGCGACGGAACCGCCCGCACCAGTAGCAGCGCGACGTCTGCCACGGGATGCCGTAGTTCACGATCCCGGCGTGACTTGGAAGGCTCACGCCGAAGTTCCATCGCATCACGTAGTCGCTCACAGCGGCAACCGCCCCTGCTTGTCGGACGCCCGCTGCCTCGCCTCGCGGGACTCGCGCTCCCGCCTCTTCTGGTCGGCCTTGCGCCGCTCGACGACGTCCTCGCGGATGAGAACGCACCGCTCCGGGTCGTAGACGTAGTACGTGCCGTTCACGCGGATGCCCCCGTAGTGCCGGGCGATCGACAGTTGGGAGTGGAGGACGTTGCGGATCTCCTCGGGGGGCTCGGTCACGTCGCCCCTCCGGCGCGGATCGCGGCGGCGGCCTTCGCGAGCGCGGCGTTGCAGCAACTCTCGTCGATCTCGTGCGGGCACGACTCGCGCGCCATCCTGTCGAGCCTCTTCGCCGCCGCCTCCCGCTCCTCGGCCCGGGCGGCCGCGAGTGCGGCGAGGACGCGGGCCTGTCCCTCGCACGGGCGGCATCGGTGGCCCTGCATCGGGCAGCCTTGGGACCACACGCACGGCCCCGCGATCTCCCGGGCGCGCTCGGCGTCGCTCACGTCGCACCGTCCTTCCGGTCGAACTCCGTCGCGAGCACCCGCAGCGACGCCGCGGCGCGCTCAAGCGTGTCGATCGTGTGCCCGATCGTAGCGCCCCCGCGCCGTCCGCGGAGTTGCAGGAACGCCGCGAACTGCTCGCCGACGTGCCCGCCGTCATATGTCGTGATCGACACGCCGGAGGCTCGCTCGAACGCTTCAATCTCGGCCCGCGACCGCGCCGCCGTGTGCTCGGCCGCCGCCGCCGCTTCCTCTCGAGCCGCCTTCACGCGCTCCCGCTCCTCGGCGAGCGTCGCGATGCGGACCGAGTTCCGCATCGACCGCAGTTCATCCTCCGTCGGCTTCGTCGCCCGCGACAGGCACCCGCGGAGGAAGCTCGCCACGAACGGCCGGCGCAAGTCGCGGCCTTCCGTCGGCAGGGGCGGCGCGGCGACGGACGTCCGAAGTTCCCCGTCCTTCACAACGAGGAGCCCCCACGTCACCGGGAGATCCGCCTTCGCGACGACGTCCGGCGGCGCGACGATCCACCATCGGTCGCAGTTCTTCGCCACGGCCTCGGCCTTCGACCCGTCGCGAAGCTCGCGGAGCCAGTCGGACCGCGAGACCTTGAACTCGAAGCCGTGGACTTCGAGCCCCTTCGACGGGTAGCAGTTCATCGCCACGGCGTCGGCCGTGCGGTTCCCGTCCCACCCGGTCGCGTCACGCACCTGGGGGACGAGGACCCACTCCGGCAGCGCGAAGCGGGTCGCGAGGGCGGCGAAGAGTTGAGACGTCACGATCCCTCCCTCGCCGCCACGTACGCGGCCTCTGCATCCTGCGCCCGAAGGGCCAGAACGGTCTCGTCCTCGACCCACGCCGTGTACTCGCCGACCCGCAGCGCCAGCGAGAGGACCGGCTCCCGGTCTCGGTGGGCGGAGAGCGAGACGCGCGCCTCCATGCCCCGGAGCGCGGCGGCGAGGAGACGGCAGGCGGCCGGAGAGATGATCGCGGGCGCGTAGGCGGGATCGTACATGACGCCTCCGAGATCGATCTCATCGGCGATCTTGAGCGGGTCGATCACGATCGCCTCCCGTGCGCGAGCCGCCCCACCTGCCGCACGATGCCGCGCTCGGCCGGAGTCTGCGACCCGAACGCAGACACCCGCGAGAGGCGCGCGAGCCACGCGCCACGGCTCGGCCATCCGGGAGTCGCCCAGTGCGGGCGGGTCCGCGGTGCGATCCGGTCCTTGCGTGCGCTCATCGTGGCTTCCTCCTCCGCCGCGCGAGTGCGGCGCCAACGATCGTGCGGCACTCCTCGGCCATCATCGACGTGCTGAACGTCACGGTGCGGCGCACGTCCCGCAGCGCCCGCCGGAGCCGCCGGACCTCGTCTCCCCGCTCCCGGCGCACGGCACGGATCACCCGCGCGAGAAACCGCACGCCGGAGTCCTGCGACCCGCGGCGGATGTCGCGGACCATGCACTCGACGGTCGTGTACGTCGTGGGCTTGCGCTTCACGCCCGCCTCCCGCCCGCGCAGGTGGGGCAGGCGCGGAGGTGGCACCCGCACCAGTCCGAGACCCGCCCCGAGCCCCCGCACGTCGCGCACTTCGCGGAGGGGGTCTGCGCCCGGACCATGTCACCGACGTTCGGCTCATCCGCGGGAGTCGCCCCGGCGTCCCGCGCGACCGCGGCCAAGGCGTAGATCGCGCGCCTCGCCTCGTCGAGCGTCGTGGCTCGGTCCACGGCGAGCAGGACGGCGCCTTGCCGCAGGAACTGCGGGGGCGTCACGATGTGCGGCTCCTCGTCCCGCGCGACAGCGGGGAGGGCCGCCGCCCGCTCCCCCCACTGCCGCGCCTCTTCCTCCGGCGACTGCCGCCGCCTGCACGCGCACCCGCCCTGACAGTCGCCGTCACCGTCGCGGCAGCACATGCATGGCTCGGGGGCGAGGGCCTCGTCCCGGAAGACGAGCGGCGGCACCGGAACTTCGCGCACCGTCACGACCGCGGGGAGGGCCGTGCGCCACCGTCGGACGATCTCCTCCGCGACCCAGCGGTTCCGGAACACGGCTTGGCCCTCGATCGAGATGTCACCGCGCTCGTCCCGTGTCCCCCACAGGAGTACGGAGACGTCCTCCGATCCCGGGGCGGCAAGGTCAACGTCCAGCGTCATCCGGTCGGGCGCGTACTCGGGCGGATGGAGATGGGCGGCGGCCGCGGGGAGGGACTTGTCGATCGCCTCCGCCGCCCGCAGAAGGGTGCCCTGCAACACGAGCTTGCCGTCGGCATACGCCCACTCGGCTTGCTCCAGCAGGTCGGAGACGAGCTTCGCGCGCACCGCGTCGGCTCGGCGGATCAGGTCGTCACTCATCGCTGTCTCCTCCCCCACTCGGCGATGAGCAGGGCGTCCGCGTTCCAGAGGAACACCTTCTCGTCCCCGAGGAGCCGCGGGAACAACTCCTGCGCCTTCCGCTTCAGGAGCCCCTTGTCGCCCCCGCTGCGGCACCCGAGACCGCCCTGCCACTTCGCGGGCGTCACCTCGGACACCCGGAACCCGGCCGCGAGCAGCGCCGTCCGCAGCGTCCCGTAACCGCGGCCGAACGTGAACGCCGACGCCACCCCCATCTGCGGGGACGAGCGGACGAACTCCACGGTCGCGGAGGGGACGCCGACGAGCCAGCGGCCGGCGAACTCCCGGCAGAGATCGAGCGTGTCGGTCTCTCCCTCGGGCATCTTCGCGACCTCGGCCGTCCCGTCGTCGTAGACGAGCGCGAGCCCGCCGTTGCTCCCGGGGTCGGCGCCGAGCATCACGGGGCGGGCGGTCACGGCTTCGCCTCCAGCCTCGCCGCGAGGTCCCGCACGAAGGCATGCAGCGCGTCCACGGCCGCCTGCGGGGTGGGCTTCGTCGGGCCGTATACCGTGGCGGCGTACAGCCCGCCGGGGGAAGCCACGGTCGCCACCCACCCGTCGATGCTGCGCCCCGCCGTCACGCGGATATCGTCCGGAACGGTCGCCTCGTAGGTGCCCACGCACAGCGGCGTCTCGACGCCGAAGATCCTCACGGACCCGGGGAGGGGGGCGCTCACGGCTTCGGCTCCGCCTTCGCCATCGCGTCGATCCCCGCCGCCAGCATCGCGCGGTGGGGACCTTCGAGGTACTGCGCCGCGTCGGCGAAGTCCCGCATGGCACGGGCTTCCTTGAGGATGCGCTCGGCCTCCGCCTGCGCCAGTGCGAAGTCGTCCTCCGCGTCGTCGGCGATCTTCGGTCCGCAGCGGTCGAGGGCCTCGGCCATCTCACCAGAGATGGTCGGGTTCGCCTTCGCGATGTCGAGGCAGCGCGCGAGGAGCGTGGACTGCTTCGGGGGCTTGGGGGTCTTGGGGGTCGGGGTCGGTTCGGTCATCGGTCGGTCTCACTTTCCTGCGTTCGTGGTCACGAAGATCCGGCCGTCGCCACCCGCGATCGTCGCGGGAAGGACGCCGTTCCACTTCTCGATCTGGACGGAGAGGAGAGCGGCATCACCGCCGGGTCCGGACAGGGACCGAGCGAGGCGCTCGTTCGCCGTCGCCTGTGCGTCCGCCCGGAGCGTGATCGTCTGCGCCTCTCCGCGCGCCTTCTCGATCGCCGCGTCGGCCTCTCCGCGCGCCTTCGCCTTGGCGATCTCCGCCTGCGTCTGCGCGCCCTGAAGTTCGTAGGTGCGCTGAAGCGCACGCTGCTCCTCCACCTGCTTCGCCTCGATCGCGTCCGCGTACTCGGGCGAGAACGAGATGTTCGAGATGCTCACTTCGTCGAGTTCGATCCCGTACTTCGTGAGCCACGCCGCGAGCGCGTCGGACACGCTCGCCTTGATCTCGACGCGACGCGCGAGGACGTCGGCCACGGGGAACGTGGCGATGACGGCCTTGAGGGTCTCCGACTCGGCGTTGGAGATGATGGTCGTCTCCCAGTCGGCTCCGACGCGCTCGAACATCGCGAGCGCCGCATCCGGGCGCAGGTGGAAGTTCGTCCCGAGATCCACGAGGACGTCCTGAAGGTCGCGGGACGCAGCCTCGTGTCGGTGCGTTCCGCGCCGCACCTGCACGGACATCCCCGTGACCCGCGAGAACGGGTTCACGAAGTGCGCTCCCGGGTCCAGCACGTCGCGGCTCGGCTTCCCGAACGTGGTGACGATGCCGACGTGTCCGACATCGACGGTGCGGAAGGACGCCAGAACGGCGATGGCGACGATCGCGCCTGCGGCGATCAGCGTCTTGTGGGTGGTGTTCATCGGTCGGTCTCCTGTCGGGTGAAGGGCGGGGAAGCCGGGCACGGTGTCTGCGCGCTTGCGGCTTTCACTGGGCGGGGTGAGCCCAAACCCGCCCGGTTGTCAGTTCTGGTTCTGCCTCGCCGCTTCCTCGGCGTCGAGGCGCCGGGACTCGGCCTCGTCGAAGTCGGTCACCGTGGCGTCCACGGGCTTCGCTTCCTCGATGCCGGGAACGGGGATGTCGGCGAGGTTCTGCGGTATCCCGCCCTCCGCCTGCGCGTCGAGTTCGAGCAGCCGCGCCGCGTCCTCCGACTGCGGGAGGCGCTTGCACAGACGGCGCATGACCGTCTTCTTGCACATCTCCCCGTAGTCGGTCTCCCACGCCGGGCCGGTCGCCTGCGCCCGGACGCGGAGAGCCTCGATCTCGCCGATGTCCATGACCTCGAAGTCCACGGACCCCGACTTGAACTTCGCGATGCAGTAGGCGTGCGTGATCGGGCGCGGAACGCCGGACTCGTCGGCCGTGGTCTTCATCGGCTTGTGGAGGATCTCGTCCTTCGTTCCGCGGATCTCCTCGAAGACGTCCCCGAGGCGCACCAGCGTCGCCTTGATGACGTCCACCTCTCCCGAGCGGCGGCACAGCACGAGGTAGCCGCGGTAGCCGATCTGGAGGTTGCACTCCAGCACGCCGCCCTTCTTGTTGTTCTTCCGCGGGATCAGGTGCGCGTGCTGCGTGATCCCGTCGGGGATCAGGCCCGACTGCGCCGAGAGGAGCATCGCCTTGTAGACGCTGCGGATCTCGCAGCGGTACAGGTCGGGGACCTTCTCGGCCGCCGTGAACAGCGACTGGATGATCCGGTCCGGGGTCACGCCAGCGCGCGCGAGCGCCTTCGCGATGGCGCCTCGGCGCTCACCGAAGAACTGCCGCATGTCGGTCGCCAGCTTGGCGACGGGAACCATCTCCGCCATCTCACTTCTCCTTGCGCGCCACGCGGCGCAGAACTCGGCTCGAACTCGCCTTCACCATGTGCTCCGCGCGCTCCTGCGCCCGGTACGTGAACCCCGAGCCGTCGATCAGCGTCGCCCGCTCGGCGTCGCCCATCGCGGCACGGACCCGGTTCTGGATCAGGTCCATCTCGTCCCTCGTCGCCTTCGCCTGCGCCGCCAGTTCGTCGAGGCGCCGGACGTCGTCCAGCATCTCGACGGGCAGGCCGATCGCCTTCCCCTCCGTCTCCCGCGGGAACATCCGCAGGAGCGTCGCCTTGTCGCCCTCGTCGCCGGTCGGCTCCGGAGCCGTCTCCGTCTCCACGAGCCGCCAGAACGCACGGATGGCCCCTTCGTGGGCAGGCCACCACGATGGGTCCCGCTCGACGCGCGCCCATCGGAACTCGGTGCCGAGGTCCACGGCGACGTACGCCTCGCCCATGTCGCAGACGTGCATCCCCCACTGGACCTGCGCCAGCACGTGCGGGGGCGGCCCTTCCTCCCATTCGGAGGCGCCGCGCGGGTGAGACTTGAACTCCGCGAGGAACTGCGCCGACGGCGGGTTCGGGGGGAGCATCGTGGACCCGAAGGCGTCCGGGGAGTAGCGCATCCACGGCTCCGGACCCTCGACGATCCGAAACTCGCCGGGCGTCCAGTCCACGGAGCAGCAGAGTTTCCCGGCCGGGTCGGTCTCTTCGATCTCGCGCTCCAGTTCCCCGGCAATGAGGCCCTCCATGTGGCTCCCGCGCCGGAGGGTGTATGACTCCTCTGGCGACGTCTCCAAGCCGACTTTTTCGGCCCAGACCTGAAGCGGCGTGCGCCACGGGGAGATCCCGATAACGGCCGGGACGTCTGACCCGCCGAGCCCGCGGCGGCGCTCGCAGAGCCATGCGTTCCGGTCGGGCAGGGTGATGAGCTTCACGACTTCTTCTCCTCCGCCGCGTCGAGCGCGGCAACAGCGCGATCGAAGTCGCCAGCCGTGATCTCCGCGGTCCCGGCGCGGTTTTCGACCGCATAGAAGGTCATCTGCGGGTCGCTCGACCCGATCGCGATGCCGGCCATCTTGCCAGCGATCCCGACGCGCCGGAGTTCGGCAAACGGGCGCAGAGCCGCCTCCAGCAGCGCGTCCCGCTCCCGCAGGCGCCGGACCTCGGCGAGCAGGTCGGGGACGTCGAGGCGGGCGTGGGCGGAGAACGCAAGATCCAGCGCGAACACGCGATGCACGACTCGCATCAGGTGGCGCGCAAACCGCGTGTCCACGATGACGGGGTTTTCGCCGAGGTCCATCACTCTCCACGGCCCCGCGGACGCAGCCTTCTCCCGCGCCTCGATCTCCGCCAGCCGCTCGGGCGTCAGGGGCTCACTCATGCCAGCACCTCGCCAGTCTCGGCGCACCGCTCGATCCGATCGGTGTCGCGCAGGGGTGTGAACTCGAAGTCCGCCATCGACGTCGCGCGGTCCGCCGCGATGACCGCGGCATCCCACGTCGGGCACCGCTCGATCGTGTATTGCAGTTCCCGGTCCCGGACCGCCCACGGCGCCGGGGGGTAGTCGATCGGGATGATGTGGAACCGGGGGCGCATGGTCATGGCTGCGCGCTTTCGTACTTCTCGGCCACGTCCTTGCCGACGTTGGCGAGGAGCCACAGGTAGGCGGCGTGGACCGTGTCGGACTGCGCGGAGCGGAGTCCAGCCCGCGCCTCGTCGCGCTCATTCTCTGCCGCGTCGAGCGCCGCGACCGCCTCGCCGAGCATCCCCTGATACCAGCCCGCGAACCACGGGAGGCTCGCGTTCGGGAACTGCGCCTCGTACCGAGCGATGATGCCGAAGCGCGGCCCCGTCGCCATGAACGCTCGGTACTTTCGGAGTCTCTCGCTCATCTCGGCTCCTCCCCCGGCGCGATCTCGCGCGCCGCAGCCTCGACGATCCGCGCGACGTACGCCGCCGCCACGGTCTTCACCAGCCAGTCGAGAGCCACGAGACGGCGCCCGTGGTCGTCCTCGATCCAGAGATCGGTGACCCGCCGCACGTCGCCTTCGAGTTCGACCGCGCCGCAGAGCGTCCAGCCGAGATCGACGTAGATCGTGTCGCCCGCGTCGGAGACGGTCACGGCGCCACCGCCTTTCTCCGCTCGGTGTACTTGTCCCGCTCGTCACGCGGAAGACAGTCGCGCCACGCGGACGGAGTCCCGCCGACGCCGGGCACGACGAAGAACGGGCTGTCGGAGCATCCCGCGGCGTAGCGCAAGTAGCCGACGGCCATCGCCTCCGGCATCCCGTCGTGAGCCGGAACGCGCACAAGGACGCGGACGCGCTCTCCGGGGAGCTTCTGGTGGTGCCACCGCTGCTGGTCGAACGGGACCCACGGCTTACCCACGCGGCGCCTCACGCTCGGCGAGCGCGACGAGCTGCTCCTGCACGGCCTCGCGGGGCGTCACGGCGCGGGCGGCCCAGTACTGGACGGCCCGCGCGGTTCGCGGAGGATCGAGCCAGATGCCGACTTGCCAAGGACGGCACCGTGTCAGCAGCCGATCGAGCGCCGATCTCCACGGGATGGTTCGCTTCATGGGTGGCCATCTTCCCACGACCCGGGGACACGGTGCAACGAAATTGCGCGAAACTTCTTGCGCCGTCGTCCGCGGGTGCCTACCCTCCATCCTCGGAGGTGACGATGATCGACTTGGACATTCAAGACCTGCTCGGGCTTCGCGTCCGCGGGTTCGCGGCGAGCGCGGACTGTTCGGCGTTCGTGTCCGTCAGGAACGTGGACGACGGCAAGGTGGATGTGGCCATCCGCCTGACGGCGGACGAGGCGGAGATCCTCGCGGGGCAGCTCGTCGCGGCGGCGAAGGTCGCGCGGGGCGAGAGCGAGGTGAAGCCGTGAAGGTCCGCATCGAGTTTGCGAACGTCGGCCGGAGCAAGGCGACGTGGACGGAAGAGTTCGAGGAGGGCGCGGACGGGATGCTCGTCGGGGCCGACCTCATCCGATCCATTCGACGCAACGGTCGCCTGATGTCGCGGGAGATCGACGCCGGCGAGGCGAGTGGCGGAAACAGCGGGTTGATCTTCGCCGGGATGCATCCCGTCGGGACGTGGTGCGTCGTGCCGGACGCGGAGGCGAAGCCGTGAGCGAGAAGCCGAAGTGCAAGGGCGAGGTGTGGTCGGAGTGGTCATTCAAGCCGCATGGATGCTCGCGGTCCGCCTCGACGCCCGCGGGCTACTGCAAGCAGCACGACCCGGAGCTTCTGGCGGCACGCAAGAAGGAACGCGACGACAAGTGGCGCGTGGAGTGGGATCGCGCGCGCGCCGAGTCCGAAGCGAAGCGCGCCCTCGATCTCCAGCGGGACGCGGACGCGGCGATCGGCCGGGCGCTCCGGGAGATGGCGGCGCTCGGTTCATCCGTCCCCGTCCGTGGCGTCGATGGGGTCGTGTTCGCGGAGGAGATCCTCTCGGCCTTGGCGCCGCAGGCCGGTGGCGCATGACCCCCGAACTCGCCGCCGCCGTCGCGCGGCTGGCCGAGATGCAGGCGGAGGCCGCTCGGCTCGCCGAGTGGTTCCGTGCCGATGGACACCCTGCGGATGCCGACGCCCGCGTCCTCACCGACGGCGTCGGCCGATGCTCCGTTCCGATGTGGTCCGGAGGATGCCCCGCCGGGTTCTGCGACGAGCCCGCGTACGGGCCACCGGAGCGCGACAAGCACGGCCGGTCGAGCTACGGCGACTTCGTGGCCGGTCGCTGGGTCAATCACTACGTGCCGGGGCTCGCGTGCCCGATGCACGGCGGGCCGAGCGCGCCGGTGCCGGGCGGTGGGGCGTGAGCCGGACCGCGCACGCGAGGCGGCACCATCACCGCTTCGTCGTCGAGAAGGTGCAGCGCGGATGGAATGTCGAGACGTGGCTGCGGTGCGACCACGTCGGGTGTCACGTCAAGGTGCGCGCGGAGAAGCGCGCGGGGAGGAAGGGACGATGAGGGCAGACTCCAGTGTCCGGTTGACCAACGCGGCGCGCGCCTACTGCGGCCTCGCCGAGCGACTGACAGTCCTGCGGCGCAACGTCGCGGGGGACTGTCCGCGCGAGACGCACGGGCTCAATCACTACAAGTGCCACCAGACCCACGTCGGCGACGACATCCTCTCGCCCATCATTCCGGAAACGGAGTGGTGCGCTCGGTGTCGGGTGTTCGCGGCGCAGTGGGACGAGTACCGAAGCGTCCGGCGGCTCAAGGTCGCGGCCGAGCGCAGGATGCGGTATGCGTGGCGATCGACCAGGGAAGACGAGAAACCGACGGACGGTGACTCGTGACCGCCCCCACGCCGGACGAGGTCGCGAGGGCAAGGGCCCAGTTCTGCGAGTGGCGCACGGAGTACTTCGTCTGCCTCAAGCCGAGCGGGCACCTGAAGCGCGAACGCGAGAGGGGCGAGACGTCGTTCGGGTGCGAGTTCATCGATCCGAAAACCGAGATCGCCCGCCTGCGGCTCGCCCTCGACGCGGCGGAGCGGGAGCGGAAGGACAACGTCGGCGCCCTCGAAGACGCGGGCGTCGAGCGCAACGAGGCCGACGAGATCGCCAGCGGGATCGAGTCACTCGCCGAGGACCGCGACGAGTGGAGCGCCGAGTTCGGCAAGGTCGCCGCGCTTGTCATCCACGATCTCGAACCGGGCGACGAGTGGGTGAGCGACGAGGTCGTCGAGGCGGTGAAGGAACTTAGCACGCGCGCCGAGGCCGCGGAGCGGGAGCGGGACGAGGCGCGGGCGGCGCTGGCGGAAGTCGAGGCCGCAGCCGCCTGTACGAAGCGACTGGAGGAGAGCAATGGCTGACGACACGATCAAGCTGCCGTGCGGGGCCGTACTGCGGCGGACCGCGGACCGTCTGGAGACGTGGCACATGGAGTGCGATCTCTTCTCGCTCCACGCCGTGAACTTCGGCTTCGGGGGGATCGAATGGAAGTGCTCCATCTTCGGCTTCGGGGACGGGAAGCCGAACTGGGAGAGCACGCGCGAGGACGCTTTCGCGTGGCTCGACGCCCGGGTCCTCGCCCTCCGCGCCGACCTGCTCCCGCCGGGCGCGATCGTCGTCCGGCCCGACGCGCCGGAGACGCGGGAGGCGGTCGCGAATTGCGTGGGCAGCGGGCTCAGGTTCAGCGGGGACACGGTCGATCGCATCCTCGCGGCGCTCCGGGGGGTGGCAGGTGGGTAGCACGACGGGCATCGCATGGACGGACGCGACGTGGAACCCGCTGCGGGGCTGCTCGATGGTCTCCGCCGGATGTAGCAGGTGCTACGCCATGCGCGTCGCCTCCCGCTTCAGCGGCCCCGGCCTTCCCTACGAGGGGCTGGCGCGTGACGGCAAGTGGACCGGCGAGGTCCGGCTCGTCGAGGACCATCTCGCCGACCCGCTGCGGTGGCGCAAGCCGCGCAGGATCTTCGTAAACTCGATGTCCGACCTGTTCCACGAGCGGGTTCCGGACGAGTGGATCGACCGCGTGTTCGCGGTGATGTCTCTCGCGCCGCAGCACTCGTTCCAAATCCTCACGAAGCGGCCGGAGCGGATGTGGGCGTACCTCTCTGAAGTCACGCGCGAGCCCGCCGTGCGGGTCGTGGCGTCGAACGTCCAGATGATGATTCGGCGTCGCGAGATGGCGTGGGCCACGGGCTGGCCCATCCCCAACGTCTGGATCGGCGTGAGCGTCGAGGACCAAGCGACGGCCGACGCGCGGGTGCCGGTGCTGCTCTCGACGCCCGCGGCGGTGCGGTTCGTGAGTTACGAACCCGCGCTCGGGCCGGTGGACTGGACGGCGATCCACGCCGAGGATCTCTGGACGAACCACTCCTGCGGCATCGACTGGATCATCTGCGGCGGCGAGTCCGGCCCCGGCGCGCGTCCGTTCGACGTCGCGTGGGCGCGGCAGACGATCGCGCAGTGCCGAGACGCAGGCGTCGCGTGCTTTGTGAAGCAGCTCGGGGCGCGGCCGTTCTCGCAGCCGGTCTACGCCGCGGACGGCACGATCGCCGGGGGCGTCGTGATGGACCTGCGCCACCGCGCAGGCGCCGACCCGGATGAGTGGCCCGAGGACCTGCGGGTGCGCGAGTTCCCGGGGGTGCCCCGTGGCTGACCCCGAGAGGGCCCCGCGCGTCGGGGACACGGTGGAGTACCTCAGGTACAGCGTGGACCTGACGGACCGCTCGCGAGGCACCGTCACGCGCGTCTGGCGGGAACAACACGAGCCCTACGCGACGTGGTGTGAGACCGAGGACCAGTTCATGCACTTCCGGTGGGACGGCGGCGAGTTCTTCCGCGTCATCGAGCCCCCCGAGGACGGCGGCGCCGGGGAGGGCGGGCTGTGAGAGCCACATCCGCCATCACCTGCTCCTCGTTCTTCCGCGAGGTCCACGACCGCACCGACGAGGACCGCGCCGTCATCCGCGAGCGGGTCGCACTGTATCGCGAGCGAGACGCCGCCGGGCTCGACGTCATCACCGGGCTCCCCCGGGCCCGGACCCCGACGTGCGGACACCCGTCCGAGGAGCGCACCCGCCACGCGGACGGGAAGGAGCGGTGCCGCGCCTGCAACCGGGAGCGGGGGCGCAGGGAACGGCAGGCGTAGCCCTCCGCTGCGTCCGGAAACGAAGCGAGCCCCGAGGGAAGGCCCCCGGGGCTCGTCGCGTTGGCGGGTCGTCTACGGCCGCCGGATGACCCGCCAGCCGCGCAGGCCGTGGATGTGGAGCCAGAGACGGGCCCACGCTTCCTGCTCGTCGGTCCGGGCGATCAGGAATGGCACTGGCGCACCGCGGCCCTCGCCGCCCGCAGGAGTCGCCGCAGGTGCGCGGCGCGCTCGTCTCGGGGGTCGAACAACCGAAGCTGCATCCGCAGGGCCCGCACCCTCTTGTCCGCTCGCATGGGTCACCCCCTCACCATCGCGACGAGGGCCGCGATCCCGAGACCGACGACGCCCCAAGCGAGGACCGCGCCCCACAATCGGCCGTCGGCCTCGACGTCCTCCGCGCTCCGGCCCTGTCCGCCGCCGACGAGGGGCGGAAGATCCTCGGGGCACCCGCACTGTCCGCACCGGGCGTCGCCCGTCTGCGGGTCCTCGCGGATCACGCCCTCGCCGCACGCGAGGCAGGAGCGGAGGCCGGTCACGAGCGCACCGCCTCGGCGCGCCGCATCCGCCGGTACTCGCGCCGGATGACGACCGCGAGCCACGCGGGGTGGCACTCCAACGTCGAGCCGGACCCGCAGAGTCCCTCGCACACCTGCCGCCGGTCTCCTCTCGGGGTGACCTCGTAGACGTATCCGGCCTTCATCGGGCCGCAGACGAACCGCCGCTCGACCCGCTCGCCGTCCTCGCCGTCGTAGGCGAGATCGACCGTGCCGGTCCGCGTCTCCGTGAGCTTCATCTTCGCCATGTTCTTCCTCCCGGCCGGTCGACCCGGCTGACCCGCGTGCGTCTGCGACGCGATCGGCGCGGGGAGGGGGCCGACTCGCGCCGACCCCCGGCCGCTCCGCTCGGGGCTACTTCGTCAAGCGGTCGATCTGCGCACCCGTGAACCCGAAGCCCGGGACGGAGATCGTCCACACGTCCGAGATGCCGCGGAGCGCGCCGACACCGCAGACGCGAGAGCCAACGAGCTTCACGACGCACCCGCGCGGGTCGCCGCTGAACTCCGCCCGGATCATGCCCGCCGATGCGATCTCCGAGACGATCTCCCGGATCGACTTCTCCGCCCGGTCGGAGCGCGCGGACCAGTACGCACGGGCGGCGGGATCGCTCACGCTGCAATCCACTTCCGCCGCGCGCTGCACCGTGTTCGCGTGTCGCAGGATCTTCCGCGCTGCGTCCACCGGCATCCCGTGCCACCCGCACATGTGGAAGAACTCATCCCGCCACTTCGTGTTCGCCATGTTCACCTCCGTTGTGGAGCCCTCCGCGGGCCCCGTTGCCAGTCACCCACAACATCCCCGGGCAGACGCAAGGGGCCCGCCCGGAATTCTCAGAAGGGACACGCGGCGGCCGCAGGTTCGGGGAGGGAACGTCCACCCCACGAAACCAGCTCCGCCGAACACTCGGCGCACAGATACCACGTCATGCGGCCCTTGCGCCCCGCGCCTCCGCCCAGCTTCGCGCACGCCGAACCCGCTTCGATGATCCACGCGCACGCGGCGCATGCGTGACCCTTGCGCGTCCGGCCGATCCACTCCATTTCGGGCTCCATCGACGTCCGGCACCGGCCGCAGAGTTTGTCGGCTTCCTGCCAGATTTCGTAGACGGCGGCCGCGCGAACCTCCGGCCCCCACGGGGCGAAAAGGTGCGCGGCGGAGAGAACCTCCGCGCACGTTTCGCACGCGCGGAAGCCCGTGACGGTCTCGCGCCACGTTGGGGAGGGGGAGCCGCAGGGGCCGCAACGGAACGCTGTCACCGCGGCATCTCCCGGAGCGTCTGCCCGCACGCCCGGCAGACTTCCACGGTCCGGGGTTCGTAGCCGAGCCCGCGATACTCGGGCGTCAGGTAGCGTTCGTCCTCCGGGTGCGCGCACGACGGAGCGAACGGGAGGTCCCCCTGCCCGGCCGGGAGAAGCCCGGGGGGATCGGAGGTCCAGAAGGTCGGGGTCCGGTCGCGCTTCACCGGGCACCGGCCTTGCGGCACGAGTGGAACGAGCCCACGGGCGATCCGAGCCCGCACCCCGCCCCGCCCCGTGCGTGCAACGGGAACCAGTGCCGGAGCGACTCGTCGGCCGTGCGTACGACGTCCACGTGGAACATCGAGGGGAACGCGAGGACCACGGCCGAGTAGCAGCAGTCCTCCTCGAACGCGAGGCGCCCGCGCCCCATGTCCTGCCCGATCGCCCGCAGCTCGGGCGGCATCTTCTCCGCCGCCTCCTTTGAGACGATGAACCCACCGTGGCCCGCCGTCGTGACAAACGTCACGCCGTCCCCGTAGTCGCGCGCCGTCTGGACGTCGCCCCACGGGCACCCATGCACTACCGATCCGTTTCGCATTCGATCCGCCACTTCGCCGCGCCCACGTCGGGCGCCCCGTCTCTCCGGGCGCGGGGGCCGGCCCCCGCCGCACGCTTGGGCGGTCTCACACGTCACCCCGCGGACACCACGAACCGCGCCGGGGTCACCCCGTACATCCCCCGCCACGTCGTCGCGCCCCCGTCCACAGACACGCGGCAGACGTCGCCCTCCCGCACCATCTCCGCCGTGATCGTCGCGCCCCCGTCGTAGGGGATGCAGTAGGTGCCCGACATCGTCCACCCCGCCCGCACCATGAACCGCAGAAACCGCCGCACCATGCGCCGCGCGTCGTAGATGTCCGGCATCTCGCGCCCCACGAAGTTCTGCATCGTCGGATGTGCGATCCGCACTATCGGGACATCCTTCTCCCGCCGCGCCCTCGCCGTCGCCTGCCTGTACGTCTCTCGCATCGTCGCTCGCTTTCCGCCGCTCCCGCGGCTACCAGAAACCTACTCCACGCCGGACCGGACGCAAGGGGCGAGGCTCACACCGCACCCGCAACATGCACCCGCCCGGGTGAGCCGCTGCCGGTCCGCGCGGATGAACCGCACGTTCGGCACCTGCGCCGCGCGCCACCACGCGGACACGCCCGTACGCCGGGCGTAGTTCCCGAGCGTCGAGCCGTCCATGCACGCCCGGTAGGAGCGAGCCTCCCGGCACGCGGACCCGCAGTAGGCTCGGGGCTTCGGCGACCACGTCCACCGCACGCCCGGGACCTGCATCGGCCCCCACGGGAGGGGGGCGACGGTCCACGAAGGGAAGGGAACGCGGCCGAACGCGGCTCGCAGGATCTTCTCGACCTCCGTCAGGGGGGCGACGACCTCGCGAGCCTCCGGGGAGGCAACCGGCGACCCGAAGTAGCGGTCGCGGAACCGCTCGTCGTCGCTCGACCATCCGTCCGGGCGGAACCCGCCCCGCGTGATCCACTCCCGCAGCGCGCCGCCAAGCTCGCGAATGCGCGCCGGGCCTGCGTTCGTCTCTCTCAACTGCCGCACCGTCTCGTTCGGGTCCATCGTCGTCTCCTCCGCGCCGCACCGTTGCGACACCGATGACTACCCCATGCCGGGGCAGACGCAAGGGGGGCGGGGAGGGAAAGGGGACGGGGCGAGCCTCGCGAGAGAGAGGAAGGACACGCGCGAGGCAGGTAGCGTTTTACTACCGGAGGCTGCACCGCTGGTAACTCGGTTACCACACCCTTGCCCCGGCGAGGCTGGACCGGGGACCGGCGGGCATCCTCCGCCGACGTCGCGTCCAACGTGGGGGGGGCGAGGCTGGAGCGAGTGTCCGATAATGTTCGCTATGTTCAATTGAGCCTACGACGACCATCCATCGTCCCTCACGCGAGCCTGCCAACGACGAAGCGCCGAGCCTGCGACCCGCACGACGGGGGGCCACCGACCGGGGGGGGGGGGGGGCGCCCGGGGGCGCGGGCCCGGTCCCACCCGCTGGGGCCCCCCCCCCCCCCCCGCCCCCAGGGTTCCCTCCCCCCGCCCGCGGCCCCCCCCCGGGGTG